CTATTTTGCTGCTTGTGAAGCGGATTCTGACGTTGCTTCAGTATCAGAAGCTGCAGAACTATTTACTGCAGCAACTGTGGACGTTGGTGTTGGCGTTTCGTCAGCAACTTTATTAGCAGCTGCTTCAACTTGACTTTCCTCGTCGCTTTTAACCGTTGGCGATGTCACTGTTTGAACGTCAGTAACCACTCCCAGCATACCAAGGATTGTTAGCACTGTGTTAATAACGGCCACAATGGCTGACCAATCACCAGTAAACTTAACACCAAACATGGCAAAGATTTGTTGAATTAAAACAATCAGTAACGAAATAATCCCGGCGATCAACTTACCATTCAAGCTTCCGTCAGCATTCTTAAAACTAATTTTTTTGATCATATTTTTCCTCCTAAAGAAACTTTTCTGCGATATAAACAACTAACGTAACGAGCGTGCCAGAAACTAGGACACCGATAACCCAATTTTGGATCTGAGTAACCCGTTCTATTTCGTGCTCAATCTCGATTGACTTGGCTAGTGCCTTATCAGCCTTGTTATCAATATCATCAACTCTAGTCAGCTTTTCTTCGATGTTCTCAACTTTAGTTTTGGTTGTAGCCACATCCTTTTGGATATCCATTAATAACTTAGTTGTGTCGTCATATTGCAACATTATCTCACCACCAATCGCTGGTCAGGATAGATAGTAGTGTAAATTGACTTGCCGTTCTGACTAGCTAGTGCAGTCATATTTAGGCCATTGCGCTGTGCGATTGTCCACCAACTGTCGCCAGACTTGACTGTGTAATACGTATGAGTTGCGCCGCTCTTTACATATTCCAGCGTATTACTTGCCGGACCAGTGGCTAGATAACCATAACCATTAAACCGTGGTTGGCGTACCCAGCGATAACCACCTTTGATGATAGCTTGATCAGTCTTGACCGCGGTTCCAGCTGGCAAAATAGCGATCGTGTTCGATGACGTTGACGCACCAGTGCGCAACTTAACTGCCGTTTTGAGTGTGTAAGTCTTCGCTTCTTTGACCCATTTGGCTGACGCATACTGCCGATAAGTGTTTTTGTTGGCCTTTTGATTATTGACCTTAACCGCGCTTTTATTAGTCGGCTTCACCTTTGATTTCTGACCAGCAGTATAGTAGTTGCTATTTAATTGGCTAACATCAAAGCCACCATAGCTGATACGGAACTTAGCCGTTGATGACCATTGCCATGCGTGATTAGTTGAATACCAGTTCTTACCACTGGCAACGTATGGATAAGCAGCAATCCAACCTGTTTTGCCCTTGATGGTCATCTTGTTGTTAGCCCATGATCCAGACGTGTAAATATCAGCTCGATAACCAAACTTTTGAATCTCTTGCATGAAAGCCACATTATCACGGTCATTGGTTGCTTTAGATTGGTTATTTTGTTCCTCAGCTTCAACGTCAGTCGCTAATACCGCACCAACAGGTAGTCCTGCTGCTTTAGCCGTTTGACCGGCAAAGTCAGCTTCAGCGATTGCTTGTGCCTTAGTAGCGTAGCGCGCAAAGTGGTAACCATTAATATACATTCCCGCTGCTTGTACATTTGCAATGTTGCTGGCAGCATACGGGTCTTTGTACGTACCACCTTCGCTAATTTTGACTGTAACAGCCTTAACACCGAACTCGTTACGCATAGAAACGTACTCTGCTGTTGACATGTAGCCGTTGTTATTTGACACATCAACCATATCCATGCGAGCAGCGTTAGCATTTAGCCCTAAAAAAAGAGCCACCATGGTGGCAGCTCCAGTCAATGCTAGTTTATTCTTTAGTTTCACTTCTTACACTTCCCTATTACTTGGTTAACTCATCTGTCACATTAATGGTACCGTTCGTCATAATTCCTTCAACCATTCCAACATCACGGAATCTACGCACCGTGTCGCCACCATCGACGGTCCAGAGATAGATTGGATATCCTTTATCCGCAATCTTCTGAATATCATCAACATTTAGTCCAGCGCTTTGACTTGCAATAATTTTATTGGTGTCCGTCTTCAACGCTGCCATTTTAGTAAAGTAGTCATCAGTAACATCGCCACCTAATAACTCATATTGACCGTTGGGTTCTAACTCCATCATCGGTTTAAGCCAGTCCCAACCGAACGCTTGCCAACCAATTCGATCGAGCATATTGTATTTGACCACAATGTTATGGAGCATTTGTACTTGTTCTTGTGTGAACGCGTATTTAAACTCAATATGGATAAAAGCATCATTATATCGTGCAAGCCTTACCAGGTCCTCAAATCGAAGCAAAGGTTCACCCTTAAATCGACTTCCTTTAATAATACCAAAATCGTAATTAGCTAAGTCAGCGTAATTAATGTCTGTCAAATTTACAGTGGTAGATAAATCTGTGCCGTCCAGGTTCTTGGCTGTTCGATTAATAGCCAAATCATGAATCATCATTGGCACATTATCTTTAGTCCAATTAATGTCGCCTTCCCAGTGATAGTAGCCATTTTGCTTGGAAAGTAAGTAGGCAGACTTACTTTCTTCCGGGGCAACGGTGTTGAACCCACGGTGATTAATTCCGATGATTTTAGCATCACGCGCGTTCACTGTCGCGTTACTCTTAAAGGAGGCGCCTTTAATGGTAACCGGGAAATTTGCGGTTACTAAAACTTCATTGGCCACCGTTTTACGAATGGCTGCCAGTTCAGTCCAGCCAAATGGTAATTTAGTGTCCCAGGAAATTGTCTTCATCTCCATCGTGGCTAGATTAACGATGAAACGTGCGCTACTCCCAGTTTGGTCACTCACAATTTTTGCACCTTTTGGGAACTGATAAAGCTTGTCATCGCTATAAATAAACGCCTGATCGGTATAGCAATTAAAATCGAGAACATTGGCGACGGTATCGTAAAATGGCGCACCATCCTTTGAAACAACGAAGTCTAAATTGGTGCGGCTTACCGTCGGGTCGATACCGTCAATGGTGTAAGGAAAGTCACCAATGACAATTGGATGATTGCCGTAATTCATTAACACCGAAGCAATTACGACCGAGTAAGGTGCAACTTTTTCCGACCAGCCAATAACCTGACCGATTTCCTTCTGAAAATTATAAACGATTCGCAGTGTGTTTGCTTCCATCGCTGTACTAGTGGGTAATGCCGTTGTTCCTGCAGGAATAGCGATTCCACGTTCTCCGATAAAAAGTGTAGCAGTAGTTGATATACCGCTTGAGAAGTCAAACACCCGAGTGGTTGAGTTGAAGTTTGGCATAGCCTTGCTCGAAGGGCTAAATTGCACATCTGGTGTCAAATCCCATTGGTCAACTTGTTTGCCGTCAATTGTGATGCTCATGGATCCAGACCAATACCAACCTTTATCGCTTTGACGTAAGCCGCCCAAAATTACCTGTCCACTCTTCAAAGCTTGGTTCCAACCGATAAACTCAAACGACAAAGCATCCATGTCATAAATTAATTTAGTCGATGTTACACCGCCAACGGTAGTGTTATTTTTGACCGTCGTTTGCTCCGGAACGGTAACCGACTTGTTTGACACCATGAAGTAAGCCGAATCCGTGTAGCAGTTAAAGTCTAAGATCATCGTGTTTGTGTCGTAATTTGGAATTCCGTCTTTTGAAGGGATAAAAATCGGCGTTTGTGCGTTGTTAGCGAGCATTGAAACGTCCACGCTGCCAGAAGCAATTTGGGTGCCTTGATAAAGCCCACCATCAACCCATGTCCCATCAGGTCCCCACATCCATTTATGACCAGCATCAATCGTTACAAAAACACCATCATGGCCATTTGGATAAGTGGATTTTAAAGTTGTAGCATCAGCAATGGCGTGCGGTTGACCACCGTCAAAATTCGTAAAGCCGCGTTCAATCATGTCTACAACATCTGAATTTTTGGGGCGCTGATTGATTTCACTCATTAGACTTGTATTAATATCATTAATAGCTTGTTCCAATTGTGAATTTGTAGCAATATCACTCGACTTAATTTTAGCCTGCAGGATATCCAACTGACTGATCATCTCTGTCAGATGGTTTGAAGCATCTGAACTTAAGCTGGCAATCTTATCAAGCTCGGATTTAAATTCGGCATTATACTTGCTATTAGTAGCAGTAACAGCCTGTTGAGCTGAATCTAGTAGTTTCTGCAATTCCGTCCGGAACGGTGACTTATTGACAAACATGTCCGGGTTACTATTATAGACGTGGAACCAGACATTGAACGTTGTCACCCGCTTACCGTCAGCATTTTGCAACCCCAAGAAGCCATAAAAATAGCCTTCCTGTGGAAACATGGTTCCAGGAAGGTTCATCTTAACTCGGCCTAAGCCAATAATATCATCGCTGGTCCCCACATAGCTAACTGCTTCGCCAGTATCAGCGGTCACCTGGTTGTTTTCGTCAAGGCTACCCACGAAGCCAGTTAAAAACGGCGCTAACCCATCTTCAAATTGTTGTGCTAGCCCCCGCTCTTTAAATTGAACAACCAATGGGACTTGTTCATCGCCTACTCGGCCGTTAAAGCTATCACTCAAATTAAACGCATCACCTGAACCAATTTGTTGCTTGTACGTATCTAATGTAATTGTACTAATCATTTACTTGCCCTCCTCAGTGTCTACTACTTTGCCATTAACAATTTGAATCGGTACATCATAATTTGACAAGATATTAACGATTGCTTGCGTATTCGTCTCGCAGACATTTAGCTGTTCAGACATATCATCAAATTTATTTTTAAGATCATCAGCATCTATCTTATCCAAATATCGTTGTATAATCTCAAAATTAACAGCCAATTTTTGATACCAATTATGGTCTAACGGAATTGTTGATAATTCATCTGTCGTTAAATTCTGTTTATTATTGTCCATCATTAATCACCTTCTTCCAACTAACAACACCATTATTATCAATCGCTGGTTCCCAAACGGTGCCGTCTGGGGAAATTAATTGATTACTAGCCTTAAAAATTGTGTCAACTTCTTCTTTTGTATAAAAATCTGTAACATCGATAGTTGGCTTATTGGAAATATCTTCCCACTTGATTGGAAACCGATTATTAATATCACTAACTGTATCAGTTACTATTTTTACTGCGTCTTTTAATGCAATACTCATGAAATTCCACCCAATTCGTTAAGTTTGTCGATCGTATCTTCATCAGTGATTAGATCACCATTTTGCAGTTCACCTAACGCTGCCTGTAATTGAATCATTGTTTTATCAACGTTAGCATGAGCATTAACAATGTGTTTAAACATGGCAACATTAATATCATTGACAGCCAAACTAGCATTATCAAACGTAATCGTTGGCAATGAAAACTGATTAAACGGATTACGTTCATAACCGTTAAGCGCCACATTCGTTTGCCAATCGAGGTTAGGCATGATTAATTTTACTGTTTCACATTGCCTAATAACAACATCCCAAGCGGTAGTAGTAAGTGTTGCAATTGGTTGTGCTTGAACTGTTTGTTGAGCATATTCAGTCATAGATCCTTGATCAGTAAAACGCTCATCACTGAGGGGATCACCACGTTGCAACCCCCACTTTTTCACACTGTCATCATCACGATAAGTGAAATCAACTTGATACTTAGTTTGTGAATCGTTAGTGCCACTTCCTTGATCAATTGGCTTGCCCAAACAACGAACTTCATTAACTAAGCTAGTTGTATCAAGTGACAATTTAACATCTTCAACATCATGTTGGTAGAACAATGTATCGATAACCGGTTGCTGTTTTAGATATGTTGCACTATAAAAGGTGATTTGTTGATTATCAATAATATAACTGGCATCAAATTTACTGGTATAATCTTGCATAAATTTATTGAATGATGAATTACCAAGATTTTCAATTTGAATTTTAGGAAAATCACCAATAAATTTAGCTGTTATCCCTTGGTCGTTATTAGCGAGCATAAAATTGACTGCATCAGCTAATCCATAGGTCAGTGTCCCAGTTTTAACATTATTCTGGCGTGCGTTATTAGCCAAGCGATAGAATAAGTGACTAGCTGTGACTTCATAAACAGATACTCCACCAGAAACTGTCTTGGTGCACTGTGTAATAACATAGCTTTGCCCGTCATATTGAATGACATTCTGTACGTCTAGCAGTTGAATAGCATGCTCGTAAGCCAAGCTATCAGTAATGGCAAATGTCACTTGCCACTTCTCGTTGACCGTCCAAGATTCTTTAAATGTCTCTTGCAAATCAGGTAGTGGCAAACGTTCTCTTTGCTGGTTAAGCCGATCACTGATAGTTAGCTTTGGATATTGAATCATCAATTTAGATACTTGAAATAAAAGCTAACAGTACAATTCAAATCTTGACAACCAGTAATCTTGAAATGATTGTTACCGCTAGCTAACCGGATAATGCCGTTGTCAGTATTAATTCCAGCTACTTGCCCATTAATTTGTGGATTTACGCCAATTAGATTAAACGTATCACCCGTTGTTAATGGCTTCGTACATGCAATCGCATCGCCAGTCGTTGTGTTAGTGATTTTCGGTGAACCAGTACCGGTCAGTGTAATATCAAGATAATCGCCCTGCACCAAGGGATCAACTGGTAGTTCACCAATATTATTGACATCAAATTCAGCTGTGTTGAATACATAATTTACTGTATCAGTCGGTAGCCCTAAGCCTATATTTGGCATCTCGTTAATATGAGTTGACGGCATAATGCTTTGTGCAACCCCAGTAAAGTTATTTAATGTGACAGTAATCATCATCATCTTGTCACCATAATATTCAGCAGTAATTGTCTTTTCACGAACGTGATACATGCGACCACCACCATTGTCAAAAGCAACCCAATAATTATGACGTCGAATTAGAAAGTTTGACAGTGACTGGAAAGCTAATTTTTCATCAGCATCGCCGTGGCAATAAGCAATGAACTTCAAAACTATATCACGTTGATCCAAGCGGCTACTAGCAAGCTGTTGGCCATCGCGCGTACCTGCAGTTCGATAGGTATCGGCGATTACTGGTGGCAGCCAATCAAAATCAACTAGATACACGTTGCTCAAATTTTGATCATCAAAAATTGATTGCCATGTTTGACCATCTTCACTCAAAGCGAGTTCAATTGGGTCAAAACCCAACGGGTTCGTATATTCACCAAATAAATAAGCGTGCGGTTTATCCGTACGCTCTGAAAATACTTGCATATTAACCTCCTAACTGTTCTGCATTCTAAATGTCTGAGCATCTTTTTGACGCAACTTAGCAGCCAAATCGTCTAATAACTCCGGCTTCTTATCAGCAATGATTTGCAACAACGCATTAGCTTGCCGCAATAATGAATTAGTCTCAGCATTATCGTCTTCGTGATTGCTATTAGCTTGATTTGAGACGGGTTGAGCACGCATAGTTGTGTCCATTGCCTTAGCCAACAGTGGATAAGCCGTAACATCATAAGGATTAATCACAAACTCATGGTGTTGGCTATTATCGCCAATGATCGCAGTTTGCTCGTCAAAGACTTCGCCACCATGGGCAAATCGACGACTACCTTGTGGGCCACTATGCAGCCAATCAATCTTTGGGACACCCCAAATAACGGTATGACCAATACTGTTTCGCCAATCAGAGTTATTAAAGAAAGCTAACAACTCATCGAGTGGATTCATTCGATTAGTATGCCCTGGCATCGCGAAAGCAGCAAATGTTCCTGGTGTATATTGCAAAACACCACCGGCTTCATTACCCCCACTATTAACATCATGAACGGTTTGAATAACAGATCTACCGCCAGATTCATTCATGATAGTTGCTTGCAAAAGATCACTGAACCCTGCTGGAAGACTATCAATGCCCATCATCTTGGCGGCTTTCTCGATTAAACCTGGATTGTAGTGACCAGCCTTGCCATCTGATACTTCAAGCTTTTTCTGGGTGCTTTTCAGCATTTCCTTGAACTTATTAACTGCTATGTTTGATAGCTTGCTAATGGCACCACTAGCTAATTCGCCAAAACTGGCTGCCCCTTTAAATAAGCCATCAGTAGCTTTATGAAGTAGTTTGGAAATATTTCCAAGCGGATCTTTGAGAAACTTTTCAACAGCCTCTGTCTTGTCACCAATCCATGAGCCAATGTCAGATAACTTGCCCTTAGTCCAATTAATCGCATCGCCAACAATACCACCGTGTGCATAATGATCAACGCCGGCAGACGCCATAATGGCAGCTGTTTCATCGCCATTATATACTCGTGTACCAACAGGCAAAGGTAGCACTGCATTACGTTGATGTGTCATCTTGAGCTCACCAGAAGGTAGTTGTAACAGTTCCTTCCAGTTCTGACCGGCACCATCGTTAACCATAGATAGACGAGTATGCACGATACCACCTTGAGCAAATTTAACTGGCTCTAAATGGTGAATGCTGGTTTTGTGACCAGTGAAGAATTTCCAAACTGTATCGATTGCGTCAACACCGGCATTAATAACACTTAAAACGCCGTTAATGCCATCTTGTGCGGCATTCTTGATACCTTTCCATACGTCACTGAAGAAATCTCCTAATCCGTTCCACATACCATGCCAAACGGTGCTAATTGCATCTAATACTGATGAAATTACATCGTGCATTCCGTGCATATAAGCTTTAATTGCTTGCGACAAGGCTTTCCAAATATCTGAAAAGATGTGTTTAATATCTCTCCAGACTTTACCCCAGTTACCATGAATAATATCAAGGACAGTTTGAATTACATCAGAAATAACGTGCATTGCCCCGATAACTAATGGCTTAATCACATTCCAAGTAGATCTGACAATCGTGCTAATGACATTCCAAGTGGCTTTCCAAACAGCTTTGATAATAGCCATTCCGGCTGATATAATCCCCTTAATTACAGCCATACCAATATCAATAATCGGCTTAATAATCGCCCAAGTTTTTTTAACTTCAAACGATATAAGTCCCCAGGCAACATTCCAGACCGCTTTTACTACAGCCATACCAAGCTTAATAACTTGCTTGACCATATTAATCCCAGCAGAAACCACTGGCTTAATTTCTTTCCAGAACGCTTGAATAGATTTAATCGCTGATTTGAAAAACGGGCCAAAAGTCTTTTTAATCCACGCTACAGCATCACCAAGCCACTTAACAACATTCCTATACCAATCTTTGATTGTGTTAATAAGCCCATTTACGAAATCACGGAACTTTTTATTATGATTATATAACTCAACTAAAGCAAATATGATTGCTGCAATAGCTGCGATCCAAATGCTGAAAGGCACCGCTTTTAGTGCTGCTCCAAATGATGATAGAACACCAGAACCACTCTTTAATGAGGCCGTGAACTCTGTTACTGGCTTACCAAGATTCTTTAGACCGTCAGTTATTTTTAAATTATCGTTAACCGACTTGATGCCACCAACGAATTTGCTGATATTTTTCAAAACAAACGCTCCAGCTAATATTTTGCCGAACGTTCGAATAGCTGGTCCATTGTTTGCTAATGATTTTAAAGCACCGGCTAGTCCGCCTACAGACTTTGATGCATCTTTACTATTATTTGATGCTTTACCAAGTGGATTAACTAAAAATCCGAGCACTGAAACCACGTCATTAATAGCAGCGCCCACAACTTTAAAAGCAATAGTTAGGCTGCTCTTGACAATGCTGCCAAACGCTTTGATATTGCCAGCATTTTTAGCAAGCCAAGCCGAAAGTTTGTCGACTGACTTACCAGCATTTTCAACCATCTGATTTAGGGAGTTTGTAAAGCCCTTGCCAGTGAAACTATCGCCAGCAAAAGCTTTAGTAACCGTAGCGAATCCTTTACTTACCTTGTTACCTAAATCTTTAAATAAATTCTCGGTATGAGTTTCAGAAACCCATTTAGAAATGGTACCGAAGATTGGATTTTGCGCTTTTAGTAGCGGTTGTTCAATATCACCTAATAGTTTAGGCATTTGTGCTTTAACCGTCCGTTGCATACCAGTCATGGTCTTTAGCATATTGTCGGCCGCTTCACCATACTTGTGATTACCTAATTCAGTAAAAACGCTCTCAAGGTCTTTACCGGTGATTTTTCCTTGCCGAGCCATGTTACGCATACCTGCAACGGTTGTATGTTCATGTTTAGCAAGTGCTTCATCAATCATTGGGAAATAAGCGCCAATTTGATTTAATTCGCCAGCAGACACTTTACCGGTAGCTAACCCATGAACCATATCCTGAGTTACTGACTTCATTTGATCACCAGTCAACCCAACGGCATCACCCATATTCAGCATGGCCTTTGACAAATCATCGGCTTCAGACTTGCTGGAGTGTAAATGATAGAATCCCTGCTCTAATTCATTTACTAAATCACTCGCTTGCCCAGTCTTCTTACTTAAATCGTTGATTGTGCTGACCATACTTTTGGCTTGACTAGCTGACCCAGTTAAAGTTGTCCATGTTTGCATCATAACCTGCTGTTCTTTGTCAAAATCATAGCCGGCTTTGGTAGCTTCAACAATTCCATCTTTTACTTTGTCATAAGCGCTGTACAGTGCATTACCAACAAACGTGCCTTCAATAATATCACGCAAACGATGGCCGTTCTCACGTGTTTTTTTGGCGCTTTCGTTAAACTTTTGGAACCCCTTACTGAAGCCATTTTTTACTTTTAGCAGTAATGAATGTTCCTTGGGAATTTGCTTAATTCGCTCGCTGAGATGTTTGAAAATATCTGTGAAATTATCTTTAGCACGCAAAAATACGGAACGCTCCTTAGGAACGTCCCGCACTTTGCGTGAGAAGATGCCAATATTTTCATCGTTGATTTTAGACTTTAATGTCGTCACAATATCATGTGGAATTTCTTTGAGATGGTCAATTAGGCCACTAATCTTTTCACGGATTGAGTTACTTGAATTAGCGACTTGATCTTTATACTCATTAAAGTTAGCTTTGGCTTCGTCCATTGCTTCTTTTTGTTTGGAAGCATAATTGTGCCACTGTTCGCCACTCTCACTAACTTTAGATCCCATACTAGCAGCAGCATGTACCGCTTCGTCCATTGCTTGACGTGCATTAGCAACCCCTTGGCTAATTTGATCCATAAACTTCCACACGAATGTCTTTTCAACAACTGCACTCATTAATCGGCCTCCTCTCTATCAGCTTTTGCTTCCATTAGTCTTCGATACATAGCCATTTGAGGCGTATCTGGTTGTCGTTCTTCGACAGTCCGATAATCAGTTAATTTGCTAATTTCATTTGCAATTTGTTCATCGGACCGTTCTACAACTTCGCCTAATGGTTGACTGAGTTCAACACCATAAGTTGCCTGTGGCATTAAACGAGCGTGCATTTGCTCGCGTTGCTGATTAAGCATGTTAACCTGATAGCCATGCCAAACAGCTTTAAACTCAGCTGGTGTTAACTGTTCTAATTGTTCTGGAGTTAAGCCTGCACTTCTGGCGTAACTGATTGCGGTGTACCAGGTTGCAGAACTTTTTCCAGCTTGTCCAGTTGTGTTTGAAGTTGTTCCATACCCAACTGATCCTGATTGTATTGGTCGCTGCCCTCTTTTTCCGATTCCAGCTTCTTCTGCATAATATCCATGATCTTGTTGTACCCTTTGACAAAACTGGTAAGCTTCCGCGCTAAAAAATTATCAGCATGTAAAGATTGAATAATATCAGAATAAGCGGCGTTGGTCTTATCATCGTCAGCAAAGATGGTGTCTTCAAGCGCTTCTACTACTTTGTCACGACTAGGTTGTGAACGCTTAAAGTAAGCCAATGCGTAATAATACGCATTTACAATTTGATCTGGGTCTTCGTCTAATAAACCATCAACAAGGACATCAAAACCATCACGGCCATCTGCACTAAGTTCCTTTTTTACTTGGTTAGCAAACGCATAGTTAAGCTTAGGGGTGCAAGTAGTGCCATCAATCATTAAATTTTCCATAGTCTAAATTACCTCCATTATTTCCCAGCTTGTGGGTTAGTAGTAGTACCAGTGGTAGATCCGGTTGTTGTGCTGCTACCAATATCAGTATTATGAGCGAAATCAAACATCTTTAACCCGTCGACTAATAGTTGTGGGTCAAGTTCAGACACAGCTAACACACCATCTTGCGTATTGCCATCAATGTTGTAAGTGATGTTAGCGTGTAACAAGTTGTTAACTGCTTCAGTTTCTGGCAATCCATTAGGCTTAGCCATACCAAATTCAGCAGGCACAGACGCAATGTTTCCTTGAGCATCTAAAGTTGCTTCGTTGAAGTCCATACGCCAAATGCCAACCGCCACATCTTGTACAACTGCTCTTTTAATTCCATCATGAATCTTGTCACCGATCGTCCAATACGAATCAACAACAAATGTTTCTGATCGTGAACCGGACGTGTGCAAAACGCCCTGCTTTAAGTTGACTGCCGAACTAGCACGAGTATTAGTTGTGCTAGTTGCAGCTTGTAATCCCAACATTTGAATAAGAGTTGCTTTATCATCCCACGGGAATTTGATCCCATATAAAATTTTGTCAGCACTCTTTGTTTGTAGCTTTAATCCAGCCATTTAGTGTTCCTCACTTTCCATATACAAAAATATCAAATAAATAAGCCAACCGAGTTAACGGCCGGCCTTCTAAACTGTTATCAATTAATTTACGCATTGACGAGTTATCATACTTAGACGGCCATTCGGCTAATTTCAACCGTTGCATAGCATTGGCAACTTGACGGCCTAATGCGTATGCTTGACCAACGTTAGCTACATCGGTATAGATATCGACAGCTACCGTTCCTAAGAAATAATCTAAAACTTTAATATCAGTTTGCTCTTGCTCGTTCTGCAAGCTGACAACTATTTGCGGAAACTTAGTTGGTCGTTGCTGGCCGAAGTCATATACTGGAACGTTCAATGCTCGCAGACATTGTTTAACGCTTAATAGCAAGTCTTCCTCAGGTGACATATCAATCACTCCCCAATACTGTCAAACGCATGATGCGTTCAAATTCATTATCTAGCCTCGCTGCGATTTTATCGCCGGTTGGCTTCATAAACGGTTCGGCGGCCATTTTATAAGTGCCGTATTCTACATAGACACCATAATAATCAACGCCATCTTGACTGGTGATTGGCTTCTTACTACCACTACCATTAATGGCTTCCAATGCTCGTTTCTGATCTGCAACTGTTGCCATTGGCATAATAGATACTGACTTACCATCGTCACTAATCTTGATTTCTATTGATCCTTGCAAGGTACCCGTTGGCACGTAACCAGACTTACCATGTCCAACTTGAGTGCGCTCCAAGCCTTGCGCAGCCTCTTGCTCGCGTGCACCAGCATTCTTAATAAATGCTTTGCTGAGCGCAACGGCTCGTCGATATTCATTATTGGCTTCTTCCATGGCCTCTGGCATACCATTGCGTGCAAGCCCTCGGGCAGTCTCAAATAATTGGTTAAAATAATCAACGTCAATTGAGAATGAAACGACAGGTATTTGGTCATAGTTATTCGCCATGTAATATCACCTCATTATGAATGATATAGAATGCCGTTTGCTTATCATGCTGACTAACTTTTTGAATCTCGTGCACCGTATCGTTATCACCTTCAACGTATTCACCATCAAAGCCAATTGCATCGGCCTGATAACGTCCATAAACACGAATAACCGTCGCATTGTACACCGTGCCGTTGGGGGCAAATGTTAAATTGACCTGTTGCACATTAGCTGGCACTAATTGGCTTTGATAGCTTGCTTGATGATTAAGGCCATCAGGGTCTTCATCAAGAAGCTTAGTTAACAAATAAACTTTATCTGAATAACGCATATTATCACCAGCCGATCGCAGTAGCACCACGAGTAGTATTAGCTTGACCATCAATCCAAGCTTGTAGGTCTGGGTAATAAGGTGCCAGATCGTTAACGTTGAACTGGAAAGACAGCCCTTCTTCACTGTGAGATTTTTCACCTTCATTATGAAATTTATTGAACTTAGTTACGGCCAAGTTCTCTACAATGTAGTCCAATCCTGATGGCAAGCCTGAAATTCTAACTGAACGGCCCAGATATAAAACAATGGCCTGCTCTGCATGATCAATATATAGTGTCAATCGTTCTTTTTCACTATCGGTAGGAGTGATGCCTAGTAGAATAATGACGTTTTCTAATGTCTTGTCTGCCTTATCACTGTCCTGTGTGTCGCTCATAGAACGCCTCCTGACTATTTGCCGGTGGTTGTATCAGTCGTTGTTGCCGGTACGATAGGATCAGCACTAGTTACGAATTGCGCCATTGGAATCAATTTTTGATCGTAGACTTTTGACCAATTAGTGCCGTCAGCCAAGTCAGCCATCGTAGGATAAGTTTTGCCTGGGTTCTTGGTAACAAAGTTACTTTCGTTCCAAGACAACCCTTGTGGCGCAAAAACAAACCGACGACGGTTAATAAGATAATCAACCCCATGGTTCTTTAACGGATCGCGATTAGTTTCAACCGCATTAGTTACTGGCAATTCAGAATAGCCAACCGCACCTTGAGCAAACAAATAACTCGTGTACTTGCCATTATCCACTGGTAAGCTATCGTCAACCACAATTTGAACGCCTTTAATCTTATCACCAGCATCGGGCGCTTGGATTGCTGTTGGTACGTTGTTATTGCCATTTAAGACGAAGGTTGAGTTATTCTTGGCGTCAACTAAGTTAGCATCTTGTAATTGGCGGAGAATATCAGAGTGAACCGCTACAATGGCCAAATCTTTATAGCGATCGCCCAATAAGAAGCGAGCCTTGTTAAAGTTCTTTAAGCTGAACGTGGTATCAATCTTATCAGTAGTAGTGTCTAATTGATTGACACCCTTCATGCTGGTTGAACTAAATACCCCTGCGAGAGTTTGTAGTAATAGCTTTTCATAGACATGTGACCAATAATCGCTGACTTGATCGCCAATAGCACTTAATGGATCCGCGCCTGATAGTTCAGCCGACAAGTCAGTTGCACTCCAAGCTTGATCAAAGCCTAATTTACGGGCTTGCGCTAAATCAGTAGTAATCTTGTTGACTAATAAATCCGTTGTGTCATCGGGTACTTGAGGATCATCGTCAGCTAGTGGCTTGAATAATGGCATGTTAGCTACTTTGCCAGCGCCTAATAATGCTGCAATTTGTGGCACGCCTTGAACTACGCCACTCGTGAAGAAAGCGTTGTTTTGCGTTGATTTTTCAGCTAAATAAGCCCCCCAGTTTTCAGGGATTTGCATATCACTTAATTGGGTAATGTTTCCGTTTACCATAATTTATCTCTCCTTATTGTTTTCCGACATAAAACGACTGGCTAATGGGTTGGGCACTAGCAATTAATTTTTGAGCCTGTTCTTTATCGGAATTATAAATTTCAGTTTGTTTTGTTAAATTCCAACCATCTTTGGACCATGGATTATCAGTCCCTGTTTCTAGTGGTGAAGTGTTGTTGCTCCCAGTAGTAACGGCTTGCTTGCCAGTTAATAACTTTTCAGTAGCCGCTTGTACTTGGCTATCAACATATTTCTGCAATAATTCTAGATTATCGCTTGTAGAATCTTCGTCTGTACCCATAACCAATGGCAACATGTCAGGGCTAATCCCTTTGTCGAGTAACATTGACTTGGTCTTGTATTCCTGAATCTGAGTTGCTAATTCTTTATTTTGCTTAGCAATTTCGGCTTCACGTTGTTTACGATCAGCTTCAGCCTTTTGTTCAGCGGTCATTTTAGCCCGTTCTTCGGCCTGCTTTTGTGCATCAGCCAACTGTTGTTTAAAGTCAGCTTGCTGTTGATCAAGTTTCTTAGACCATTTAGCGTGCTGTTGACCAATTAATTCATCAATCTTAGCTTGTTGTTCATCGGTAAATGTTACCGGTTCTTCAGACTGCTTACCATCTTCAGGGTTGGTTTCTGGATTCTTTGGTTCTTCACTCATTAGATAACCTCCATTTAACGTCTGTCGACTTAATTCGTTTAACGCCCGTCGGCTAAAAAAATAGACCTTTTAATGCCATATCTAGGGCAATAAAATATTAATTGAGTTCACTTAAGACATCTTTGTAGTCCATTTGTACTGGAATTACATTGCAATGGCAACGTGGATGTAGCGGGGGAACATTCATTCCCACCACAGCATCTTTAATTTCAACGATCGTACCATCATGACCCTCGCAGTATTTGCAAACATGAGGATTATCACGGGTGACAATTTTTAGCTTGGTAAAGCCTAAATTGCTGTATTGCTTAGCACATTCACGTGTCTGGGTTGCTTTACTCTCAGTAACTAAGATACGCTCCATATCAGCCTTAGTTGACATGTAGCGCTTTTGCATTGCTGTTTCCCATAAATTTTCATTAGGATTAGGCTTACCAGCAACACCTAATTCTTTTGCAGTAATTTTGCTAATGGAATTAGGGTTGACATGATTTTGCATTTGGAACTTGATAATGTTATCTAAGTCAAGCGATAACTTATTGGCATGTTTAAAAATTAAATCTAACGAGGTATTTTCAGGTTCATTCTGCGCTGTCACTCGATACAATGCACGACGTCTAAGCTGCGTATTGTACCCGCTTAACCCACTACCAGTTAGCTTAGTCACTTGTTGAACAATGTCTGCCTGCTTAGCTTGAATTAATTTGTTAACCTTTAGTCCCATGTTAGCGACATTAACGCGTGCTTGCGCTTGAGCTACATCTAAATTAGTTTTGTAAGGCAGATTATTTAATAACGTGGCTAAAACTTGCTCTTCTTCACGACTAGCACTCTGTTTTAATTCAAGCACTGCATCGGTTAACTCTTTAATATCTGCATCACTGGCATCAGCATTCCAATCAACATTATCACGCAGAAAATAAGTTAAATTCTTAACCTGGGCATGATGTGAACTTTCAATAATACTAATCAGCTGTTGGAATACTGGATCCTTAACATCTAAGATATTTGCCAAAGCATGAGCTAATTTATTAATGTCCATAATCAGCCTTCCTTCGTTGTGTCCTCATCATTACTCGTTGAAGGCGTAGGAGTTGGTTTTCCAGTTGCGAATATGTTTCCCAATCCACCATCACCTTGAGCATAATTAATGCTGCCTTCATTAGCAGCTTGAGTGTCCTCTTTAACGCGTTCTGCTTCAGTATCAGCATTGATTCCAGTAATTGGTTCAGCCATGTCGCGAATAGTTTCGTCGCTGAATTTACCAGTGGCATTTAGCAACTGGATAAGTTGCGCGGTCGCATCATCATTCTTAGGCAAGTTGGGCATGAAGTTAGCTTTAACCATCGTATTCCAGTTGTCAGCACTAATTTGGTTGAGTGTTTGCCAATAACTAACACAAGCATTCAAGCGATCATGTAAACCACGTTTGAACAACGTTTCTTGCAGTTTGCGTTCTTGATCACTGCCCCAAAGTTTGTAGGACATAGCCACACCAGATGCGTTAGAAGCAAAGTTTGGGTCATTAACATTAGGCGTATTAGTATACTTGTGAATTTCGTTGATAAGAAAGTTCGTATACGTTGACCAACCGGCCGCATCATACTGCTTAGTTAAATACTTAGCGTCAGGCTGAATAATATGTTTGGCAGTGGAACCAACACCGCCACTTGCTGCGAACGGTTCTAAATACCACATGTGGTTTTTAGGATCAACATTTGGGTGAGCTGGTTCAATGATAATCGGCTGGCCATCTTGGCCTATTTTTTTATTACCATTCTCGTCCAGCAAATATTTAGGTTCTGTCATATTGGAGAACTTACCAGTCAAGACAATATTGGCATTATTGAAGTCTTCCTGGAAATCAGCCATCATTGAAACACTCTTGTCAAGTGCATCTAGTTGGTCTAGTTCAGGCTCCCAATCGCCTAACCGTTCATCATTATTGCGATACTCGGTTAATGGAACATTGCCAAAAAAGTGCGGTAATGTATCATCTAAGACAGCATTGGCAACAGGTGAATTAGTTTGAGGTAATCCGCCCTGACTATGGAAGGTAAAAAGCTGATGATCAGTGTAAACCTCATAATGTTCTGTTAATTGATTATCTAAAATACCAGTCTGATAATAGCGAACACCAACAAGTGGCTTGTGATCGACCGTATCGTCATAGATCACAAATGCTTGTTCAGGATCAACTCGAACTAATCCTAAATCAGTCACTCCGTTTTTAACATATACGAGGTCATATGCTCGACCAGTAATTGATAAGTCCTTCGCTAGTTGCTGGTTGACATAGTCTGCATTCGTATTAGTGATAAAAGTGTCCAATACATTTTGGAACTTTTGCGCCTGGCTATCATCTACTTCATTATCATCTTGCAGCTTTAACTGAATTGGATTACCAATTAAATAGCCAACTCGAATGCTTGTCATATAACGAGCGAACGCTGCCGCAACTCGATTGTTAGCATGGTAGGGATTGTTACTATCCACTTGGTTTTTAATTGCATTATTAGCTTGGTAGTAATCATACAAAGTTTGAAGTCTCAAAACTTGATGATTCTGATGATGGTTAATAAACTGGTAGACAATCTTCATTAATTCTAACGGCTGTTCTGCAACTGACGTGTATGTTCCAACCGGCATCGTGTAGTCTCGGTTGGCTTCACGGTCAAAACGTCGCTTTCCATAAATACTATTAATAATCATTCACTCCCATCTGACGACCAATCGCGTATTGTTCGTCCCATTTAACGCCTAATGATCCATCGTAATCCCCCATATATTGGCGAACTGCATAACGTAAGGCGTCAATCGCATGGTTGTCTTGGTCTTTAGGCTTGCTTAGCGTGTTACCCATGCGATCACTATCAAAAACATAACTGTTTAATTCACGCCACAAATTCTTGCATTTAGGGTGAACGTGAATTTGATATTGCCATAGTTGGTCAATACCAGCCTCAACCGGTGTTTTTACAACGCTATCAGCATTGACAATTCCTAAATCGTTTAATTGAGCAGTTCTTTCAGGGCTTGCACTATCTGCGTATATCCTAGCTCGTTCATAGCCGTTAGATTTTAACCATTCAGCAACATGTGGTGTTGTTTGATGATAGGTATACATTTCATCATAAACCCATAGTTGCTTATTACGAGTATCAACAGCAACGGCCACGAAAGCGTTAGGATCATTACCAAATCCATAGTCCAGGCCAAATCCTGTTTGCCCACATTCTTGTATTTTGTCCATAGCATTAAAGTCCACTTGTTCAACGTTATCTTCAAATACTAGCCCTTCAGCTACGCCCCATTCGCCATCAACGACCGTCTTAGCGCGTCTAGGGTTAGTTTGGTATAAACTATAAAGGCGCTGCTTATATTCGTCAGAAACGAACTCATTGCATCTGACGGTGGTCGTGCGAACAAAGGCATCATCGCGCTTCTGATCGAAAAACTCACGCTTCAGCCAGTGGTGTTCATTCCAAGGATTAAATGTGAGCGTTACTTGATAAAAGACTTGTGGATCATTGCCACGTAACGATTCAATTACCGTTTGTAACTTGCTAAATGATTCAATTTCATAGGCTTCTTCTACCCACAGCCAGCACAATTCACCAGTAAGGACATTAACTGAAGTTAGTTTTAACGGATCATCAAGGCCACGAAAGATAATTTTCTGGCCAGTTGGCAAGTAAGTGATTTCTGGCAATGACTCGTTATACTTAAAGTAACGCGCTAAGTGGAAGTCATTAATAGCCTTCTTGAGTTCCACAAAGGTGCTGGTCTTGTTGGTATTGGCATTGCGCCTTACAACCAAGATATTTGACCAAGGATATTTAACTAACCGGTAGATTAAATTGTGAGCGGTGGTTACCGACTTTTTCGATCCACGACTGCCTTTAATCACTCGGTAAAAGTGATGATCACGCCAGAAATCGGTATAGCCAGAACCAATTAATTGTCGTAAACTTAAATTAAATTGTTGGGTGGTTGACATATGACATCATCTCCAGGGGGGACGTTAACATGATAATAGCAATAATTATTTTATTTTTAGGCCTACCAATTTTCTTTCATATGGCATGGCGAGGTTTAAATTGGTTTGTAGATTTAATTTTGATTGCAGCAGTCATCGGTTTAATATACACAGCTTGGTGGTTTATCGTGGCGTTTGTCATACTATTAGCCATCTCATATACAATCAAGCATTTTGTTGGCCGTCATCGGGCAAATCGTCAGTAAAGTTGATGAAAACTTGTTGGTTATCTTTACTAGATCGTTTGGCCTTGGCCTCTGCAATATCTGCATCAGCTTTAAGCTTGCGAATCTTTTGATCTTCAACATCTTTGCTATCATTTTTAAGCCGGCCACTTAGCTTAAACCATAATTCAGCAGCGGCTACCTGCTCCTTGGTAGAAGCCGGCGTTATAGTGGTCTCATCAGTCATGTACTCCATACGCGCTTCAATCGAATCATCACCACCCGCTACTTCTTTAGCAAGATTATCAATCTTTACATAATGACGTTCAATCTCTTTGCCAGCACTGATACGATAGATGTTTTTTAACACTTCGTCAGCTTCGTCAGACTCACGTTTTTCAACGTTGCCAGTCTTTTTAATGATATATTCATGAATTCCAGTATTTTCCAGTAATTGTTTAGTTGCGTTCCGAGCTGTACCCTTTGCGTAGCCTGCGTTTATAGCCGATTGATAGGCGTTGTTAGTTTTGATGAATTCATTAGCAAATTTACGCTGTTTGGGCGTTAACTTTCGTTTCATTACATACCACCACACCTCCGTTAATTGGAATTAGATTGATAATCCTATTATTTTTCGAGTAAACGAATCCGAATTGCCAGTACCTGTGCATAGGTTTCCATAGCTCTTGCTTGAATACCAATGAGTTGCCGTTGTTCATCAGGAATATCTAAGTTACTGGCAGCCGGCCAAGCTTTAGCAATCTTGTCCGTCAGTTCATCGTATTCAGTGTTTAACTTTTTCAACAATACTTTGTTCATAATAATTACCATCCTTTTTATTTTTATCTAAACTAAAAGCGCCATGCTGCTTAGCACGACGCTTCATCCATTTATCTAAGTGGGCATCCATCTCTGCTTCTTTTGGCGTGACGTAGCCGTATTTTGTGTTAATCATCTTCGCCATGAGGTACCTCGTCATCGATCAGCTTAGCAAGCTGTCTCAACTCATCAAAGCTAATTGACATTGCTACACTGTCTCCACCAACATCATCGGTAGCCAATAAGAAACCACTTGATGGATTAATTGCCAGGCTTAGTTCCTCACCAAAACCATCTTGATAATTAAAGCTTTTTTGCATTGTGCTACCTCCTAATCGTATGTACTAAAAAAGCCTGACGACAGCCAGGCTTATGTATTGTTGTCTCATAAGATGGCGATCCCGTTATTCAACAATACAATTTAATATCATACTATATTTAGTATTATTTGAGTTGCAATACACACTATTTACTTTACTAAAAAGAGCCCAACTAAATGTCAGGCTCCTAAACACAGTCGTTATCAGAAAAACGATTATAGTTTTTGCAACCATGTTTGATTATGTTACCACAGCGCACATGTTTCCGCATGTAATTTGGTGGCCAGATTAATTGCGCCAATTATGTGCTTGGCAGGGATTTGCACCCTACATATACTGGATTTTGTACTCTCCTACTTGTTCTTGGCTTCTTTCAACCTTAGCTTCGGATAGCGTCTACCTATTCCGCCACAAGCACAGCCAATGTAAACAAGACGATGGGAGTTCATGTTATGAAGTTAATTCCAAACACGACTCCAGCCACATCTCAAGCTTTCAGCAGTTTAGTGACTTGCTTGGGTCAATATGATTGGTGTGGGCCAAGTCGCGAACTTATTTCAGATTCGCAACTTCCCCTGCTAACTATATCGCTGGTAGGAGTCGAACCTACATCCCATTGTGGCTTACCAATTAGCCCACAGCGATACTCACATTTAACGGCCGACGTTAAATACGAAGACTAATGCCGGCGGCAGAGAGGAGCGCATCACCCCTTATAAATCCGCCGGCTACACAGATAGCTGGATTTGAACCAACATAGACAGTTTTGGAGACCGCCATCTTGCCAATTAGATCATATCTGTTTAATAGACGGGCCATCATATCAACTTAATCAAGGAGGCAACACAAACTGTACATCTGTGCCCGTCTAACGTAGCCTGCTGGACTCGAACCAGCGGCAAGCTGATTAACAGTCAGGCGCTCTACCAACTGAGCTAAGGCCACAATAATAATCAATTAGAGCTATCAGAAAAACGTTTATTGGTCGCCCTAACCAATTATCGATAATACTAATTTACCACCAATTTATTGCTATGGAGTCCGGCTTGAGTTCGGAAAAAGTTCGGTTAAAGTCCGGTTTGAGTTCGGTTTTGATAAATATTCAGGTCTTCTAGGTAATAGCTCTGCGCGAACTGTAGCATTGCCAATGGCTTCCAACGGTCAAAATACTGAGTCTTGCTGTAGCCAATGTCCATGTAGCACATCGTGTCACTGTAACCTTGCAAATATAGCCGATCTGATATCTCCTGGCACTCATGATCACAACGAGCCATGGCCTGAATACTCTGTCGGACAATTTGCTCAGCGTACAGGCGGCGTGTAATCCGATCCTCGGCCGAATTACCAGCTGGGGCCGACTTAGGCATGCCATCCATGCTGGGCGATTTTAAATCAGTGACCGAATGGCCGGACGCCCGAACTGCTTGCGGTAACTTCTTATCTAGGAAACGCCGCACCTGCTTAATTGTTTTCTCCTGGTCAATTGGTGGAAAAATTTCATCTGAAATAACTTGCTGTTCGCCCATCATGCGCCCCTCCGCTTTCGTATGCTATAATTAACTTATTCGGAATTAGTTGTAGTGCGGTCAGCGATGGCAGCGCTTTTTTATGTTATACTTACAACGGTCATTCGAGTGGTCTGTGACTGGTCGCCTTAACAGGCGGCTTTTTGTTTACTCTCGTGATCACTCAACTCCGCAATGTCAGCAATGAAGTCCTGGCCAATTTGTGCCTGTATCCTGTTGACAAATGGTTCATCGTTCGGAAAAAGTTCCGCAATATATGACATTCCCAAACTAGCCATCCTTGATACCTGATTACTTTTGCGTATTCGGTGTCAGTCATTTTTCTTCCTCCACCACATATCCGTCTAGCCACGCACGAGCAAACAGATCTTGATTATCAGACGGACACAACCAACTTAATATGTCGTGGATCATATCATGTGATCTGGCATGACTAAACAACACGATATTGCCAGATAAAGATGTTCCTATGGTAGTATTGGCACGCTTACAATCCGTAAGGTAATTTGCAACATTTTTAGGAATCGCCGGTAGTTCGGCATACGACTTCTTGAACACATCATCTGTAATCGTCCAGTGTTCGCCATTGACGCCGGTTGCGATCCAAGAGTTAATTTGTACTCCTACCCAGCCTTCAAGAGTATTAATTCGATAAGGGGCTACCCAGCCGCTGCCAATAGCAATATGGTATTTTTCTCTCATCTCATCGCTACCATCGAACTGTTCAGCCTTGATAGTGGATGTTTTACGATAAACTTTAATCATTTGTCTGCCTCCAATAGCTCCGGGTTAGCGTGAACGTTGCCTTGTACTTTCATTTTTGAAACAGCATAGTATCCGTCAGATTCTTCAGTCCACACATGTGGATCCCACACGTTTTTTACTAAATACTTGTCTGCTTGCACAGTGCCATCAATAGTTACTTCTAAAATATCGCCTTCATAGATATCATTACCGTTCACGTCTTTCAGCCCAGTAAACTGCTCAAGCTTAAAATCACTTGCGTCTAAGGCGTCCAAGGTCAACCCTTTCAATTCGTCATAGTCTCTAATTACCTTGCACTCGTTGTCCCACGCTCTAAACTTAATCATCGTCGCCATCTCCAATCATCTGTTAGAACTCGATAGTTCCAGCGCTATCACAATCCATGCTGCAACACCGATAAAAGTAACCCCATGCCAAAATCCATCTAAAAAATTCCCGATAATGAGTGCCAAACAAAACAATAATGCCATTACCAAACCGATTTTATTTCTAATACTCATTTTCAATCCTCCCTGAACGCCCACTTATTAATGTTGTACGGCTCATATTCCTTGGCCAATTGCTTGCTATCTGATGCTTTAGCTTTGTTTGCTTCGACGTGTTCCTTCATACGCCGGTGCTTCCGTTTAATCGTTGAACGCTTCTTGGTGTGTTTAGGCATCTTCGTCCTCCGTGATTTCATCTATTTCTACTCTAGGATTTCGTTTATCAACGGCAAATTCGTCCTGGAATCCTGTGATGTGCTTTCGATTGTCGTTGCCTAAAAGCCCAGCCTTCATAAAGCCGTCCAGCACAAACTTTTTAGCAAACGCGATATTATCCGCATCTTTCCGGTTGTTCTTCGTGTACCACGTAAATTTAAGCTTGCAAGGCCAGCTGAATTCAACTCCAGAATTATGACTAGCCCGCGCATATACACTACATAAGGCCGTGTACCGCTTCTTTAGTTTAGCTGCAGCGTATCTGTTGGCCCGTTCAGCCTTGATGTACTCATTTAGGCTAGGCAACTCGCCCTTGATCACGACTTTACTCATACTTTCGGCACCCGGCTGATGTAGTAGCCACAGACAATGCCATTTGAGTAGCTTGCTTGCCTTATCGATCTAGCTGGGGCGCCGATCTTATCACCTAGCAAATCAACTGTTTGCCCAGTAATAATCTCGTTGGGATTGTCGTACTTCTCGGCCCGCCAGTACTCGTTACGCAGTGGTAGGCGGTACTTGTGCACCAAGTAGCTCACTCGCTGGGTAAAGTAGCCAGTTTCATCGGTCAATGCTCTAATCGTATGTTTGCCAGCACGATATGCGCGACGAATCTCTTTAATTTGCTCACGTTCCTCAGCTTGGGGATCTGGTAACATATTAGCTAAGTAAGCTTCATCACTGCGTACCTTAGTCCCAGGCTTAACCAGTCTAACCGGGAACGGCCATTCACCAGATTTGTAGTTATGTTGCGCGAGCTTAAACATTTCCGGTTCGGGCCCCATTGCTAGTGGGTGATCGATATCGGGTAGATCAGCGTTAATTACTAGCACCTGTGTTTCAGTCATGCACTCACCCCTCTTTGACCATTGACTTCGATTTCAAAAATTTATTAGCAAAATACTGCTGCCCCTTGCCCGTAATTAGGGGCGTAAAGCGTGTCTTTGAACCATGGTTAGTGGTGATCACGGTTTCTCTCACTTCCATGATTCCCAGCTCCATCGCTCGTTGGGTCGGTGAGTTGTAACGTTTCCCTATCGCTATTAGGTAGCCATGAGTTCTTAGCCAATCGAACAAGCGGTTTTGACCAGTCTTAATACCGCGCTGGCGTAATACCTTAGCAAAATTCCCGACGCTGATAGAATCGTCTGAGCCTGAAACTGCTTGGCCTAATCTAGCTGGCCCTTGCAACTGTTCATTCTCCAGTTTCAGCTGCTCGTTTTCCCTCATCAGGAAACTATATCCACGTTTGACAACCTCCATTGGGCTGTTCCATCGTCTTTCAACAGCTAGGAAATAGTTACGATAACGGCTACCATTTTGGTTTCTAACCATCATTGCTAATTGCTTAGCCATGTCAAGCGTAATAACATAATCGTCAATTTCCCGCACGGCCCCATTGTTGACAACCGTACTTGATGTACACTTGTCAAAATCGGCCCCTTCATCAAACAAAGAAAAATTATTTTCGACCCAGCGACTAAAGCGTTGTGCAATTTGAAGTCCTTTATATAGGTCCCGGGCAGACACTAACTGCCGCCCATCTTTTTCAGTGATTTTAATCAATTCATTCATGCGCTCACCTCCGTTTGCAATCATTGTCTAGCTTGCTCTAGATCAATAAAATACTCGGCTGGTTTACCCCAACATTGGGTCAAATCAAAATTTGAGCCATCCCGCTGATATTCAATAATTAAAACTTCGAGTGCAAATAGCTTGTATTCATGAGCGCACACTTCATCTTGTGCACTACCACCGGCCTTTAAATGCCGCTTCATGCGCTGCTTAGTCCAGTGTAATGCGGCCGGTTCATAGGCATGGTTAGCGGCTAACTTGACTAATTGATTACCCCAATTCATTTAGCTTCCTCCTGACTGTTCACGAGCGCTAGGAACGCCTCATCACTCATATCGTCCTGCTCGTTATCGCTTGAGTTTGGCTTAGAATCCGCCTGAGAAGCGCCGTTTTGCGCCCACTTTGGAATGATCTCTTTACGTCCGGCCCCAGACTTTCCCTTTGGCTTAGGTGGTGTCATGTCGTAATTGCTTAACCAACCACCGTTATCCAACCAGTTCGCTAGCTGCTGAACGTACTGTCCCTGTATCCCCTTAACTTCCAAGTACCGCTTATAATTGCCGATACCCTGAATGATTTGGCTCTTAGTGGCTTTACCAGCGGGGTTGGCGCCAGTAACGGTAGCCCGATAATAAGCATTCCATGCGTCACCAAACTTTTCTTGGCGTGGGTAAACAGCCCACACTTCGTTCTGGAACTCTTCACGAATATGGTCACGTGGGTCCTTATTATCTTTTTCGGTAGTAGTCAGTTCAGGTGTAGTATTAGTAAGTTCTTTGGAGCTACCAGTTGGGCTACTGTCTGGGTTACCAGTTGGGATACTACTTTGGTTACTAGTTGAGCTACTATCACCGTTTCTAGTAGCCCAACTGGTACTGTAAAGCCTGATAATTTGGTACTGAGGCTTTTGCTTATTCCTTTTGCCGGGGACATATTTGATTAATCCAAGTTGTACAAGTTCGTTCCTAGCCTTCTTTAGTCCGGCCTCGGATAGTCCAGTAAGATCGAGCAACGCAGAATTCTTTAGGGTAAACAGTTTATCTAGCTGATACTCATCGTTCGCGTAGTCCAATAACTCGCGATACAGGTTATTTTGACCAGTTGAGATATCTATTTGATTCCGTTTCAGATTTCTGTAAGCTCGTCTTTGCTTGAAATAATCCAAATCTACACCTCCTTTACTAATGGGCCTTTCACCCATTCGGTGTATTCAGTCACTGCTGCATTCAAGCCAATTCGAATGTCATTTGATTAAAATTTAGATTGTCATTTTTGATTACCATGTAACGTTGAAGCCCGATTTATTCGGTCCATCAAGTTAGTGCCATCAAAAGGGTAGCCCATCAGGAACGTTATCAAATGGCTGGCCACCTTTGTACCCAGCACCAGTTTGGTTAGCGAAACTATTATTACCCTGTTGCTTAGGTACATTATTATTTGATTGATTAGGTGCTGACGTGCTGCCAAAACCGTTATTATGATTTTGACCACCAAAACCACTACTGTTTCTTGGTGCAAATCCGCCACTCTGGGTGCTTAATCCATTAGGACGCTTAACACCATTTGGCTTACTGCCGTCTTGCATAAATGGTTTGTGACTTTTGACGCTTAAATAAGTTTTACCGTTTTGACCAGTTTCCCAATCGACCGTGACAGCTAGTTTATTGCCAACAGCTTGCGAGACAAATTGCTGAATCGAATCAAACGAAGTCCCATTAGCAGCGCCTAGGGCAACTGCAATCGTGTTAAACCGTTTAATCGAAAGGTTACCTTTCTCCTCTGTACTGGTATCCCACACTTCATTGTCGAATCGAATTCGACCACCCTTATATTTTCCATCGAGCACTTCATAATCAAATACTGCCATTGGGTTCCCGGCTTGTTGAGTTGTCGTGTATTGAGAACTGGGAGTAACCACCACATTGTATGTTCCGGCCTCCTCCACTGCTTGTCCGAGAATATTATTTGTATCTACTGTAAATAGTGCCATTTTTATTTCTCTCCTTTTTCTGACTGAATTAGCTCATTAGCTTTAATCAATTTGCGATTATCTAATCGGTTTTTAGCGTGATTTCCTTTTTCTGGATCCAAGTCAATCATTCGTTCACCCGCTGCCAAGTAAATACGGCCTACTAGGTCAAACATCGAAGTAAATGCGTTAAACGTTTTTTCATTCATATCAGCTTGAAAGCGACCCTCACCACTAATTCCCGATGATCCGTTATCAAGTTGATGAGCAGTTGCATAAATCGTTTTGCCACTCTCTTTTAAAATGGTTCCCAAATCACGAAACCATAATTGCAATTTTTGGTAATTCTGGCGATTGTCCTTAGCTGCATTGTCGATATTCTCAAGTACCAAGTTTTGTAGCGCCGTTACATTATCCAAAACGATCACTTGATATTTAGCATTTTGAATAGCACGAATAATGCACTCTTCCACCATTGCTTGAATATTCGGAGCATCATTATGTTCAAAGATCACTACGTCTACATCCTTATCGCCAATCAAAACATTGCTAGACATATCAAAGCTAAAAACGAATTTATGACCTTTTAGTTGCTTTAGCAGGCTAGTTTTACCAGTACCGCCATCCCCGTAGATAAAGTACATGTTGGGTATCTCTGGAATATTCCCATCCTCATAAAACTTCATGGTTTATCATCCTTTTGCTTTAACACTGATTTTTGGCTTCTTGAGTGACCCGGAGTATCCCGGCAGAGCCTTAAGGTTTGAATCCATGATCTTCCCATCAGGGGTTACATAGAGCTCTCCACTTGCTAGTCGGTTCTTAATTTCGGTCTCATTCACGCTTCGGGACGTCTTAACCAAAGTATCGTCAAAGCGCTCAAAGACCGCTGTAAGCTCTTTGGGTGTCGCATCCTTATCTCGTTCAAGGTTCCAGTTACGAGACGTACTAGGGTTAACGGTGCCCATTTTGAAGTGAAAGAACTCAGTATCAACTTGTTCTTGATCACCCATTGCCATTCGCTGTAATTCTTGTAGTTGGTCAATTTGATCATCTACCGTCTTGATGGCCTTTCGATACTTATCAACTTCCATTTGCGGTCTTAGCATGGCCTTTTTAAAAGCCTTCTTATCTCGGGTAGCCTGCTCAAGCTTGGCTTCCATTTCATCGAGCGTCATGCCCGCAGTTTCTTCTTTAATCATTCTCATCGTCCTCCTCATCAGCAATGACGCCACTTTCGATTAAGTCTTCCTCGGTAGGCACATCATCACGCCAGCCTTCCGCAGCTTCTTCTTGGTCAATTAACCAGCTATCGTAGCCGTTCATTTCGCCCACCTCCGTGCCAAACGTTGTCTTAGTGACAGTTTCGGAGTACAATAAAAATCGAAAAAGAAAATTTTGTTATGCTCTTGAAGTTTAGCTGCACGGGTACTCCCAATACTCGAGCAGCTTTTTTCGTACTCAAATTTAGGCTTTAGCGATACATATTGCGCAATGGACGCCTGCAATCCTTCCAGATTATTGATAATGATTGGCACTTGGTGATAATCCACCGTGTAGTCTGGCAGATTAATTACTTCATTCGCCATTATTCAAGCCCCCGTAATTTGTTCAATTCTGTTTCACTCTTATCTAACATTTCGTACAACTTGGCCAGCGATTCGGCATCACTGATCCAAATTCTGTTGATAACATGCTTTAGAAGCTTGATGTGATTGTTCGCGATTTCTTCCATAACTACCGTCCTCCTTAAATACCAAACCAGCCAGCAACTTCATGACGCTTGAACCACAATGCCGTTAGCACGCAGCCTACTATTGCTCCTTCAATCATTGCTATTTCCTCCTAGCCATTTTCTTGGTTGACTTTATCGATTACTTCCTGCAATTTATCCATTGGAATACCGGCATACTCAGCCTTCTTAGCCAAATCGGTTATCTCGGCGCTAATCTCTTCAGCGTATTCACGTGGATAACGTTCAATAACTAGCTGTTGCGCTGGCGTCCGATCATTTGGATTAATTGCAATAGCGTTCTCAAACTCAGCTTCCATTGCCTCTCGTTCTTGCTGCTCTTTTTTCTGACGCATTAGGGCTGAGAACATGTCACCCTTTAGACGCCTGTCATTCTGAAATGACAGCACACCGAAATTCTCACGAGCGCCAGAATAATTAAGCCAAAAATCGTTAATTACATTTGCTAACGACTTCCTTATTTGTGAATCAGTGCTTCTTGATCCACTCTTCAACCGAGACAATTGTCCGGGAGAAACATGCGTCCTATCTGCAATCTGCTGCTGTGTTAGTGTTTTATTTTTGCCTAATGCCAATGACAATTGCTCTGCAAACTTGTTCTTCATACCTACACCTCTGTATTTTGGAAAGGGCTTTATATGGCCTTTCCATGTAATTCACCTATAATTTAAATTAATCGGGATGATCTAATAGGTAATCCATCATCTCAGCTGCTGGAATCTGCCAGCCGTTATGGGTATTCACATAATCAATAAAGCCACCCTGTTCAATATCCAAATCATGGCGATGCTTGGTTAAATATCGTGAGGCTCGTTCGGTTGATTTAGTTCCGTATTTATACTTAGCCAGATCTTTAAGCTTCCAAGTACAAATACCACGTTGTGCTTGCTTCCAGGCTTGGAACCTCTCATATTCTTCTTCGCTAATGAATTGGAAACCCTTTGGAGCCTCATGCCGAATCAATATCGTATCTGACATGTTCGTACCTCCTAATATGAAACTGACATAAGTTGGCTAGCTTGCTCGTTATACTCGGCCGTTACCGCCCGGAATTCAGCATCTAGTGCTTTATCGCTTAGTGCCTCAAACATTACTCTTGGTGTTTCTGGCTTAACCTTTGCTAGTGCATTAATTAATGTAGTTCGTGATAGATGTGTCATTTTGCCGCCTCCTTATTTACTCGTATTGTGTACTTTATCTTCAAAAAAATAAGTCCATTTAACACGTTTTTTTTTCGATATATCATTCATTCTTACAGCCATTTTCTTAGCTCTACCAACACTTGGTGTTCTATGCCCTTGTTCGTAAGACGCTAAAGTTGTCTCTGGCATATCGAGAAATTCAGCAGCCTTTTTTTGCGTTAGTCCGTTGATGTCTCTCCACTCTTTTAACCAATGACGCATGTTAACACCTCCTAACTAAGTAATACGTTTCGCGTACCTTTGATGCTTACTAATATAATACAATTCGCGTACTTAGTCAACACATAAATACTCTAAACGAGTATTTTTTATATTTTTGTACAAAATACGCATTATGCGTAGTAATCTTATAATTAACGAAGGAGGCCTATCAATGTTTGCTGAACGCCTTAAAGAATTACGAAAAAAAGAAGCTGGTCTAACGCAAGAGAGATTAGCAATGCAATTAGGCATGGCCAAAACAACACTGGCTTCCTATGAACAAGGAAAACGACAGCCAGATCTTGAAACACTTTCTAAAATTGCAGATCGTTTTTCCGTGACAACTGACTACTTGCTTGGAAAAAATGGCACGCCAAAATGGGCAACCAAGAAAGATACCATTGACCTGAAGGATTTTCTTGAAGCAAATGAGGGTTCGATGACCTATGGGGGTGAAGATCTTACTGAAGAAGAAAAACAACAAGTGCGTGTGGCAATGGCAACAATATTCTGGAAACGCCACAAGCATGATTAGGAGTTGTACTTATGGATAGAGTAAAAGATATTGTTAAAGCTATTGTCAATCGTTATCACACAGCGGACCCGTTTGTAATTGCGGAAAAGCTTAACATACAAGTGGAATGGTGTGATTTTGGGGCAATGCCTCTGGGTAAAAATGCTTATGACAACCAAGAGCCAATCATACTACTCAATAATTCTATTAAACACACGCCTACACAGTATTTCATACTCGGTCACGAACTAGGACACGTTATATTCCATGAGGGGCTGATTGGGTACTACACTTCCGTTAAACATGGACATTCTAAGTTTGAACGTGAAGCTGATGAATTTTCAGTTGGATTGATGGGAATGTTGTTTATTGAGGAGAATGGCCATATTCCCTATTCATACAGAGAACTGTCCTATCAATACGGGGTACCATTCGACGGAGATTAATATCAATTAATTTGGAGGAATTTCAATTGAAAAAAAGATTAACCATCGGTGCAGTTATATTGGCATCACTAGCACTAGCTTCTTGTGGAAATAGCACTAACAAATCAAGCGAATTAAGTTCAAACTCAAGCAGCCTAGTCGCTGCTAAAAGAAAAAAAGCAACCTCTTTATCTGAAAGCAAAGTTAAAGCTAGTTCTGAAAGCTCATCCACTGCTAAAACGGCGACTAACAATAGCACTCAAGTTCTAACTAAGTTAGTTTCATATACAGACAAAGAGTCTGCCGGACCAACGCAAAACTATTATTGGGACAATGGCAAGGCCAAGCTTACTAACTTTGATAGTATGAAAGCTGGTAAATATGCTTTTTCAGCTGATAATCAAGGCCGCTCATCAGTAGCCAAAGCTATGCTTACCTATGCTGAGTACCAAGCTTCTAAAGGTAGTCGACAAGGAACGCCCTTAGATCCACCTTCATGGCCAAGCACCAACCCTAAAGTGGCTATTCATTATGGATTAACAGATCGTGTTTACCACGGTTTTCTTTACAATAGAAGCCATTCAATTGCAGATAGTCTTTTGGGCTCGGGATCATATACATCGGAATATAATTTTACAACCGGCACAAGGCCTCAAAATGTTGGTGCAAATCAAGAAGGTGGTATGCGCTATGCTGAAGAGTTGGTTGAAAACTACTGGAATACGCATTCTAACTCTAAGAATACTGTTTCCTACGAAACAACTCCACTCTATAAAGGAAATGAACGAATTCCTCGTGGTTCGCTGGTAGACATTAAATCTTCAGATAACCAGCTAAACAAAGAAGTGGTTGTAATTAACTCGGTTGAAGGCATTAAAATTAATTACAATAATGGTAGCAATGATGCCAAGGCTTATCAATCTTCTAGTCGCTCTGAATCAAGCAAAAAATACGTTTCTGAAGCACCTAAAAAACATTCAGAAACTAGTACGACTAATAGTTCCAGTTCTGTCTCAACAAAACAGAATTCCGCATACACTACTAATGGCTCATGGACAGTGGCCGCTTCCGGCATGGTATTTGTATCCAATTCAAACAAATATTATAGCCAAGTGACTAATCCAGGTAATTATCAATATATTAGTCAAAGTTCTGCTCAAGCAGATGGTGCACAGCAAGCTAGTCGTGGAAACCAATACGCAAGACCATAACAATTCCAAGCCCCTCACCGGGCTTTCACGCGAGTGTAGTTCAACGGTAGAACGGTGCTCCTTTGAATTGCTAACTAGATACTAACAGATGCAGGTTCGACTCCTGCCGCTCGCTTTAACCATAAAGAAGGCTTAATGCTATGGATAGTGAAATTTCAAAATACGAGCTAATTGCCACGATGAAGAAAGATATACAGACATTTATGGACTCAGAATCCATGTTATATCTAAAAAAAGATTCATATTCAACAGAAGAATATGACCGTATGCTTACAGAAGTAAAAGATGATTTGAAAACACGGCTATTGCAAAAATAATTATGAACTCAGTAAATGATAGTCAGCCCTAGCTGACTTCACGCGAGTGTAGTTCAACGGTAGAATGGTTCCTTTAATTCAAATATAGCCTACCTTCCAATGCAGGTTCGACTCCTGCCGCTCGCATAGAGATTCTTAACTCAATCAAACACAGGAGAATCACCAATGTTCAATTCTTTAACTTATTTTTTAAAAAGCCTGTTCTCTATTAAGTGGAGCACTGAGCTATTATTTATGGCAATTATATCAGCATTAATTGCATATTTTCTCTATAAAAAGCTTCATCACTAATTGATTACAAACGTGGGTGTAGTTCAACGGCAGAACGGCAACTTCTTATGGGATACCCTTCCTTTATTTCTTATTGCCATGCGGGTTCAACTCCTGCCACTCACATTGACCAGTCAGGATGTCATTAAAAGCTAGAATATATTTTCAGGAGGATATTTAAATGATTCAAGAATTCAAAGAATTTATCTCACGTGGTAATGTAATGGATTTAGCAGTCGGCGTTATTATTGGGGCTGCATTTACTGCTATCGTTAAATCATTGGTTAATAATTTAATAAATCCACTAATAGGTGTTTTTTTAGGACAAATTGATTTCTCTAGCCTTGTTTTAAAAGTTGGCAATGCTACTTTTAAATACGGTTCCTTTATTAATTCTGTCATTAATTTTTTGATTATTGCATTTGTGGTATTTTTACTAGTCAAAATGATTAATAAAATTATGCCTAAAAAAGAGGATGTCGAAGCCGATCCTATTCCAACAGCCGAAGAAAAATATCTTTCAGAAATTGTATCATTATTAAAGCAACAGAAAAAATAATTGCAGTAAGAAATCAGGTGCCATTCATGAAAAAATCAGAAGATTTATCTACTAAAGATTGGAAACAAGCACAGTCTGCCGTCTTCAAAGAGTACGAAGATTTTATTAAAAGAGTTCAAGAAAATGGTGTAGACTATGCTATTCAGCATGCAAGACGTTTAGTAAATTACCAAAAATTAGTTACCGAATGGCAACATAAAATAAATATTTTAATGGACGATCTATCTAATAACCACGTCGCTTTAAGTGTTTTTAAAGACTTAGAAGAAGGAAACGAAAGTCATGTTTTGAGTAGAGCTTACGAGATTATGAAGAAGTGGCCAGAGTTCAACCCAGAACCATTAACCATTTGGCTAGAGCTCATCGAAGACTCAGATGATGAATAATAAAACTAAATGTCAAAGGAAGAATTTCAAATGAAGATTATCAACGTCGCATTGCATGTTAAACCAGAACTCAAAAAAGAATATGAAGATTTCATTCATGAACTTGTTATTAATTCAGCACAAGAAGCTGGTAATGAATTCTATGGACATTTCAAAAAGTTAGATAGTGATAATGATTACGAAATTATTGAACACTGGAAAGATCAAGAAGCCGTGGATTTCCATAATGACACCCCTCATTTCCAGAAATTTCTAGCACACGTCAGTGACTATCTAACTTCAGAACCAGAAATTACCAGAATGGATTATTAGTTTTCTCGCTTTACAATTAAGTAAAAATAAATAGCACTTAATTGCAAAGCTTCCGGACCTTTAGCTCAGTTGGTTAGAGCAGACGGCTCATAACCGTCCGGTCGTTGGTTCGAGCCCAACAAGGTCCATTTCACGCGAGCGTAGTTCAACGGTAGAACAGTACTCCTTTGAATTGCTAACTAGATACTTTCAGATGTAGGTTCGACTCCTGCCGCTCGCTTTGTAACAAATAACCCATACTACCGCTTACTTTAGTACGTACATCGCGTGGGCGTAATTCAATGGTAGAATAACGATTTCAGCCCTTCTCTCTCGTTTGAAATTGTTATGTAGGTTCAATCCCTGCCACCCACTTTTAAAAGAAAGAAGGTAAGATTATGGATAAAGATATGTCGAAATATGAACTCATAGATAACATTACTAATGACTTAACCTCTTTTATTAATCTGTATGCTTTCGTTTATCTTACAAAAGATAGCTACTCAAGGAAAGAATATGACCGCATAATCCAAGGAATGGAAAGAGATATGGTTGATCGTCTTAAGCAAAAATAATTGTAGGTACATTCTAATTAACTGTTGAGCCGACCAAAACCCATTGTTGGCTCTTATGCGAGTGTAGTTTAGTGGTAAAACGACAGCCTTCCAAGCTGTAGTCGCGGGTCCGATTCCCGTCACTCGCTTAATACCCCGTAATTGGGGTATATATTTTAAATTAAAGAGAACATACGTTTGGCAATATCAACCTATTGTTATTTCCAGTTAGGAGGAATAAAACATGTCAGTAACCAAACTTAATAATGGTAAATGGCAAGCCCGTGTCTCTTATAAAGATGATGACGGTAACTATAAGTCAGTTACTCATTTAGAAAAGCGCAAAACTGACGCCGCTGAGTGGGAAACTAAAACTAAAAATGCTCTGCTGGAAGGTGCTGACTTATCACGTAGCACTGAGAGTCTAAAGCATTATTTTCTTGATTGGATCAGAATTTACAAAACTGACGGCGTATCGCGTCATACTCACGAGCTGTATATGGGCAACTGGCACCACATCTCCGCATATTTTAAGGATCAACCTATGAGCGCAATTAAACGGCCGGATTATCAGAAATTTCTGAATGAATTTGGTCGCAGTCATGGAATTGCCACATCTCACAAACTTCATCAACAAGTACACACCGCAATCAAGGACGCTGTAGCCGATGGTATTCTAAAACGTGACTTTGCTTACAAGGCACACGTCACTGGACGCCCTCCTAAGCCCGTAGAGGAAAAGTATTTGACGTTGTCCGATTATAAGAAACTGCGTAAATATCTCATTAAAACAGCTGATTATGACCACATGACTATGCTGATGATGCTGTTTCAACTAGAAACTGGAACCAGGTTCGAGGAAGCTGCTGGCCTAACGTGGGATAATTTGGATTTGAATAATGGAATAGTTCACATTAAACAGCAATGGGACGCCCGTAGACAGACTTTTCGTCCAACTAAGGGAAATGGACAGGCAGATGGAGATATAACCATAGGACCCGCCTACTGTCGTTTTATGAGGAGCTATCGTAATGCGCAGAAAGATTATTTAGAATTACACGAAATGAAGAATCCTAAGAACCTCGTATTTTGGTCCAAACTAGGAAAAATAGTGGGCAATGGGAATGCAAACGAAGAGCTAGGACGTATTTGTAACCGTCTAAAGATCAACAAAGTTACAACACACGCCATGAGGCACACACACGCTTCAATTCTTATCTTAAATCATGAGTCCCTTCCCTATGTTCAACATCGCCTTCGACATCAAAAACTAGAAACGACCGTTAACACCTACGTCCATCTTATTGAAGAAGAAAACGGCGTGTCAGATAAGAAGGCCACTGAGCTAATGGACGAAGGATTTTAGAAAATGATAATTTTGTGATTGCTGTATTCCTTGTGCCACAAGGGATTACAAAATCATTTGTTAATTTTTCTTCCAAAAACTGCTATATTTTGACTACTTTTTTCGTTTTTGGAAGAATCGTGGAAGAACATATCGTGTTTGAGTGGTTTTCGAGTGTAAGACAAAAGCACCAAAACGCCTTTATATCAGCGTTTTGGTGCTTTGCCGTTTCTCTATATTTGTCAACTTATCACCCGCACGGGGATCGAACCCGTAACTCCGCCTTGAGAGGGCGACGTCTTAACCAATTTGACCAGCGGGCACAAATTCATTTACTATCTTACCGAATGATAAGCGGCTTGTCAAATCTAATTATGATTTTCGCCACCTAAAAATCGTCACAATAACTAATCCAACAAATAGGAGTAGACAATAGACGACACTGCACCAAAAAACGAAGGTCAATAGTTGTGGTAACAAGAAGCTACGCATCACAGCTAACCCAATAGCCGTAACTGCCCATACGATCAATTGTTGTCGCAGATGATTGAATAACCGATCTAATTCCGACTTCGACATACACTCACCTTCCCTTCAACTAGTTTAGCCGCCGACTGGCACGATATTCAAGTAAAAATGCAAAAAACACGCATAAAATTCCAGCAAAGTCTTGACAGTATTTGCTGGAAAAGTTACTATTAAATAGTTGTTATTGGGTATTCGCCAAATTGGTAAGGCAGCGGACTCTGAATCCGTAATTTACTGGTTCGAGCCCAGTATACCCAATATTCGTTATCAGCTGTTATCATTGGTTGTCAAAGACACCGTGATTGCAGCTTTTTTATTACTTTAGTTTATCATTAATTGTCATCTCTTTTCACTAAAAGTCAGCCAAAAGGACAGCCAAAAATATAACAAAAAAGCCACTGTTTCCAGTGACTTAATACTTGCGCGGGGTAGTGACTGTTAGCCAACTTTGGTTAGCAGTTTTTTTCGTTAGGCCATTAGTCTAACGCTTATTGTCAAGGCAATGACTGCAATAGTAATGTGTATCACAAAAATAACCTTTCTTATAGTTTTAGGTTCATGATAATCAAACGGCCACTGAATAAAGTCAAATACTGACAGAATCATAAAGTTAAACGCTAATAAATTTAGCCCATAAACAGTCACCGGCATAGACAAGCTGAAAGCCATGCGGCCATATTGTAATATGCTACACGTTATCAAATATGCCGGAATAATCAACAATGTAATATTTACAGTAACTTCAAAAAACCATTTTTTAATGAAATAACTCATTTACAAGGACACTCCAGTAAATATTTAACTGCACATTATTAATTATACAGTAAAATTGTTGAAGTTGGGCTATAGTAGCATTCAAACCGTTAGATCACTGTAAAATTTTGCAAAAGCGTGTAATGCTTCATTCTTCATATAATTAAACTTGCTAACACTAACCGATAATTGGTTACAAGCTTCATTGCGGGTGAAATGCTTCTCAATAACGTAATCATGTAAAATAAATTGATATTGTGGATCATCAATTGCATTTAGGGCGTCTTCGACTTCTTTTAGCTGGTAAGACAGGTCAACATGGTTTATCAGGCGGCTTTCAGCGCCGTTTCGGCTGCTATGGCTTGACACTCCATCGAATGAGGGGCTGGAAACTTGATTAAAAGCCGTCAAATCACGTTTTAGTTTGGCATATTGCTTTAATAAATTACGAATTTTCTTAACATCTTGACGCATCGGAATCACACTTTCTGATCCCAGATATATGTATAAAAAAGAGGCTCGGGGGAGAGCCTCTCACTATAGGATATGATAATCGCCGTTATTACGGGAAAGTAATATTAGGACAAATTACAACATTAATTTTAGTGCCAATCATTTCATATGTCAAACCTAAGCTTCAATTTTTCCACGCAGTTGTTGAATCATACTGACAACTTGATACGGTGTCTTTGTCATATCAGTTACTCTGTTTTGATACCAGAATTGTGTCAGCAAGGACACCGCAAAATCGTACTGTTTGTAGACAGTCAGATCTTCATTCTTGCTAACAGCCGTCTGCACGTAGTCCTTGGCGGCGTCTAAATAACTTTGAATCATTGGATCATCTTCAGTTACATCAATTCGCAGGCTTAGTTTAATGTCGTCTACAGTCACTGCCAACTAATCACTTCCTCATAAGTTTAACTTTACTCTCATAAAATTATATGGTATAAATATAGAGTACTCATTGCCCGGTAGTTCAGCGGTAGAATAATTGACTGTTAATCAAGAGATCGCTGGTTCGATCCCAGCCCGGGCAGTCTCCAAAACACATATTTATCATAAAAGGCCGTGACCTTGAAGTCACGGCCTTTTTATTACCAAGTCATAGCATAATAGATTACCTCAAACACTTTAAAAGCAACATATGCGGCGAATACATACGTGATGATAATACCACTGTATGCAAGGATAAATGTGTTCTTCATGAAATCACTCCTAAAATTATAGCTGCACGTTCCATTAAAATATGATAAGCATTATCATCATACTATCACTTGTTGTTTGAAATTCCACTTACTTTGTCTTCCTATTTACCAGCAGTTGCAGTTCCTAACGCCACATTAATTACAGCGGTCTTGTCAATCACTTCATAATCATTCCGCACAATGACGGAAAGCCCTTGACTGAACTGGTCGAACTTGTCCCATTGGGCGGTTACTTGGTTACGCCGGAAGACAGCCACGGCTTGTGATAAGTCCCCCGCAATCATTGGGAACGTCCCGTCGGCGTTGTTGGCCAGTAACTTGTCACTAATCATGACGACTGGTGCCCCTAACAAGGTGAACCCACTGGGTGCCGTTGGGTTCGGCTGTAATAAGTAACGGCCTTCGGAATCCTTCAAGGTATCAAGGTAATTGAACCCGGATTGGTTCACTAGCCACATTTTGCTCAAGGCGGGATCTAACGTCACATTGAAAATCTTTTTAAGATCATCAATACTGGTTGCCGTTGCTTTAGTAAAGTTGCTACCAGTTAACAAGCTCATAATCTGCGTGTTGTCCGTGTTATCAACCAGTTGTTGCAATTGGGTTTTAACTTCGCTAACAATATCCACTTCGGCGTCTTCCACCACTTCATTAGATAAGGCAATCTTCCCCGCCCGGGTCTTTACATCAAACGGCACTTCCGTAAACATGTTCGCGTCAATGTCGGCAATATCGGCTAATTCGTCCTTAGTAGCCAGTACCGCAGATTGTTGGCTGGTGGCAATTGGATAAGTCCCGGAACCGCTAGAAACTTGCTTAACCGTCGCATATTGGGCGAGGTTGTAATTGGATTGCTTTAATTGGAATACAGGAGTGATCAGTTCCTTAGGAATAACCGCACTGGCACCGTCAGTCTTTAAACCGTCCCGTGTTTCCCCGTGTGTCCGCACATATTGTTCAAAGGCGGGAATACCGGTTTTGCTTTCGTTACCATTGTCATTGCTGTTAGGATCAATAATTGTTTGTTTTGCCATGTTGTCAGGCTCCTTTTCTTGATTAATAAATTTTTCATAGCTACGGGTATCAACTTGCACATTTGTATCGTCATAAGCGGGAACAGCTACCACCGACACGTCGAACAAACTCTTAACTTGATTAATGGTGCGCGTGATATTACCGCCATCATCTTTAGTCCATTCGTCGGTGTCGTCGTCACTATCAAAGCCAAATGAACAGGAATCAACATTCCCACTCTGAACTTCTTCGTAGACGTCATTAGCAAACGACGTATTCGGCAACTGCGCGGTGAAATGTAGCCCCTTGTCGTCCGTTTCTAGCGTTAACGTGCCCGCCTTGGCACTGGCTAACACTTGGGTATAGTCGTGGTTATTAAGCATAAGAACGTTTGATAAATCGACACCATCAAGGGCCTTGGGGGTCACAATCTCGGTGAAACCACCTAAGTCTTTGCTTGGTGAGTTCCATACAATTGCATAACCACTAATCGTTTTACCCTTGTTCGCTTGGGAACCTTGAGTTTGAGGCGTCGTTGAATTTCCATCTTCGGGTGTTTCTGACTGCGGCGTTTGTGCTCGCAATTCGGCGTTAATCGTTAACCGTCGATCTTGTTTCATGAATTAGTCACTCCATTCTTTTGTAAGTTTAGGAAAATATTGCCATCGTCAGTTGGTGGCAAGCCAATCTTGGCCCGAGCTTCATTGCGGCTCATAATGCCACCCGTGAAACCAGCCACCGCTTGGGCTTGCTGCGTTTGCGGGTCAAGGCTCAATAACTTGTCCGTGTTAAACGTAAAGTCATGGCCAAACTTGAATGATAGCTCGCTGGTAAAGCTATCAAAGTAATGTTGCAACGTACCTTGCAGATACTGCACGCCACTTTGCTCTTGGTTAGAATGATCGTTTTCAACCCCTAAGCGCTCCGGCGGTAAACCAAAAGCCTTAGCAATTTGTCGGGTCGTCCAGTCATTCGAGTTGACCAGCTTTAACACATCGGTATTTAAGGATAAGTTGCTAATATCCATGGTGTCGTCAGTCACAATCGTATTGATTGCATTGTCACCCGTATTGGCTTCATCAAATTGTTTACGAATATTGCCCTTAGCTTCCGGTCCTAAATCAGATTGATGGACTTTAATAATCGTGGTGCCATGCACGCCAGCAGTAAAAAAGCCGGTTAGCAATTTATTGCCGGCCGACTGAATCTGACGCTCATCTTTGAGGGCATATAAGGGACTAATCCCCGACACGCCATCTTTGGTAAAATATTTAAAGTGTAAAATGTTGTTAGGCGCGATCTGACGACTGTTACCACCAATCGGAGTATAGGTGTAGGTTAACGCCCCGCTGACGTCATCTTGTTCAACCGTCAATTGGTTATTGGCAATCAATTTCAACGTATGATTAGGCAAAATCTCCGCAAAACTATTACCATTGAGTAACAGGTTAGCCGCCAACGCATATTTGAAATGGTACCCGTCCATCTGACTATTGGGGGTCTGATTAATCATTGTATTAAAGATTGCCGTATCGCACATAATCGGATTGCTGGCAATATCGCTCGCAATAATATTAATCGCCGCGTAAATGTCACTATTACGCAACACCGCCGCACTCACAAACGTATACGGGTCGTTACTTGATAAACTAACCAAGGCGTCGGCTACCGGATCATGCGTGCCACTGGTGGTATTGCTTTTAACAAAAAAACTCATTTAATCACCTCTTTGCTTTTCATAATTAATTAGCAAGGCTAACAGAATCATGGCTATACCAGCCAATATTAACCCCGCTTGCCAACTGATCCAGCAACCAAAACCAATTACTAAGCAGATTAAGCCAAGCACCAACAAGATCGTTTGTACATAATCAGAACAGATCCGCCGCAGTCGCTGTTTTGTAGTAATCTTCTGCATGTTGTTGCGCCTCACTTTCTTGGTAATAGTCCATACCCGCTACAAACGCGTTAATTAACGCCGCAATTGGGTCAATTCGGTTACTATTGCGGGCTTTATCCAGTTGCCAGCCATTGTTTAATACTTTCAAGATGGCGTTATTGACCGCATAAGCGAGAATCTTGTTGCCGTTATGTTTAATCTTGTCATCGTAAAGCTGATCACGAAAATTACGAGTTGGAATATTCAAAGTCTTGGTACCTTGCCGCACTTCAAATAGTGGGTAGCTTAATTTCTCAAATTTTGTAATTAACGTTTGCGCGTTATACGGGTCATAAGCGACGGCTTTCACTTTCCAGTTGTATTTCCCGATCAGTTTTTGTACAAAGTCAAATAGATCGTCATAATCAATAATGCCGCTTTCTAATCGGGTAATACTACACTCACCCGCCCGCTCCATGCTCCGGTAATCAATGCCATCGCGCTTAATCTTAGAATCGAGTCCATACTTCGTTCCGATGAACGAATGACTATCACAATAAAACTGACCGTTGCCAATTGGAACGAGCCAACTAACCGCGGTCAAGTCATTACTTTTTGATAAATCAATGCCAATATAGGCGTCACGATTATGTAAGTCGGGCACCTTTGCCAATTTACCAGCGGCCCAATCGTCTGCTGAAATATAGCTGTCCTCACTGGCTTGCAACCACATATTGAAATTCTTAACCAGTACCGGGATTAGGTTGTTTTGCTTAATGGCAAGGTCAACGTCGGCCTGAATCTTTTCCGTCATGCGTTGTTTAGCGTGTGGTTCACTGAATAACGGGTTGGCCTTAATCCAATTGGCTTGATCGTAAACTTCTTCGCGGTCGTCAAGTTCCCATATTGCCACAAAATAACGGTCAGCTTTGGTTTTCCCCTTTAAAACGTCCGTCAGCATGTCATATTCGGCGTGCATTGGAACGTTAAGGTTAAGACCCGAGGTGGAAATCACCGCCAGCAGGGAGTTATCTTCTTGTGCTTGGCCAGACTTTAAAACGTTGTACACTTTGCGGTCTTTAGCTTCGTGCCATTCATCTAAAATAACGGTCGTCCCGGCATAACCATCAAGCGTACTGGTATCACTGGCAAGGGCCAAGGCTTGTGAATCAGTTTCTAAGTCAGTAATGGCTTGCTTTTGCACCTTAACCCGTTGCCGCATATACTTCGATTGCTTACGGACTTGCCGTAAACCACTTGAAAGCATGTCATAGCCTAATTTAGCTTGTTTAAGGGCGTTGCTGACAAATAATACTTGTCGGTTGCGGGCGGGCTGACGTTCTCTTAAAAGGCCATTAGCGGCCATACCAGAAGCCAGATAGGTTTTACCATTCTTCCGGGCCATACTAATAAACGCACGATCATAACGGCGGTTACCAGTAGTTTTTTCACGCCAGCCATACAGTTCACTAATGATCCATTCTTGAAATGGTTGCATGGTGAGTTGGCTACCGTCAGTCTTAGGCATCAATTCGATAAACTTAACCGCCTGTGCCGCTTTGTCTTCGTCATAGTAGAACGGGAAGCTGTCGTCCTTAGAACGGCTTAAATCGCGTTTAAATCGCTCACACGCCCATTTGATTTTTTGACCAGCCAATACTTGACCCGATAACACTTGGTCAACATATTCAATCATGACAACATCGCCTCAAAAGTATCTTCGGGTGTCTCATCTTTCTGTTTATTCAATTCCATGCGGGCCCGGCTCGATAGCGACATGCCTAAATCATTGGCTAAGGCTTTTAAATCTTTCATCGCTTGTGACTGCAAGGCTACGTAGGGGTTCGGCTTACGTACACCAGTCTCTTGATTAGTTTGTACCAGTCCGTTCTTACGAATATCATTCTCGCAAGTCTGTACCGTTGCATAAGCGCGGCAATAACTGGCTAACATTGCCCGGTCAAGTTCACTAATTGGGGTATTGGCCTTTAAATAAGGCGCTACCCGTTGCCATTCAGTCAAGGCACGATCATGTAACCAATCTGGCGGGGTTAAATCAAGCACCGGATAATCAAATAACGCTTTTTCAGCGTCTTTACGTTGATCACGCTCATCATTGGTTAAATGTTTCTTCATACTGGCTAAGGCTTTTACTTTTTGGCTCATTCGGAGCACTCCTTTCGTTTAAATTTACGTACCAAAAAGCCCCCACGGGTTAGACCCGTAGCGGCTGATTGATACATATATCCAGAACTCGTTTATTATACCTATATTATCGCACATATTTCTAAAAAGTGCAATTAATAACATGTTTATATTTACACGTTACCCCCTGACTAGCTATTTGTTTAAATTTCGCATTATTAGTAGGGATATTTCACAATCCAGCAAAATTAGCAAAAAATCAAAGCTCAAAAGGGACTTTTATAAACACAAAAGTATGCTGTCCGCTCCTTTTTGCTCGACCATGGCCCCCCATATCAACGTTTCTGGGCTGTCATGCTGTTTTGAATTAGTCTCGTGGCCGAAAATTAGGCTGCCAACTTGAATTGCAAGTCGAAAATTTCGACTCACTAACTCACCCGAAAATTCAGGGCAATATTCCGCACTTGTGAGGAAACATCTTTGCTGTCCAACTTGAATTGCTCACTCGGCCGAAAAATCGGCGCAGTCCATTGCCACTTTTGGCAACGTAGACGCAAAATGCGGGTTGGTTAACAAGGTCTAAAATTTCGACTCAGTAACTCATCTTAACAAGTGTAGTCAGCACTACACTTGCTAGATCAGCGGAAAACTCCGCTTAGTAGCTCGGCTGAAAGTTCAGCGCAGTATTGCGCAGATCTACTACCTAAGTTAAACTTAGCCAGTCTGATTCACTTTAGCGGAAAACTCCGCCCTACTAAAAAGCGTCGCGCCTTTCAATATGAATCTTGAATTGTGGGTATAAAATTGAAACTCACAAATTGTTTTCTCGCTTTCACGTGATATAATTAATTTAACTGTCAGGTTAATTATATAGATGTCAGTGGTCGCCTTAACGGGCGGCTTTTTGTTTACCTACCAAGTTAGTGCGTCGGGGTCGTAACTTGCGACCTGTCACGTCATCTTAGTGGGTCAGCCAGCGTACCAAGTTAATGTTCCACGTTGTACCACGTGTGTTCCACGTTAGGTGGTCTTCAAAGTGTTGTTATATCAACAATTGTTCCACGTGTACCACGTGTGCCACGTTAAAATGAACATTTGCAATTATGGTATGTAATAGGGTTAATTTAGCAGATACTAAAAAGCGCCGCACCTTTCAGCACGACACTCATTGATTATTTAGTTTGTTGTTCCCGTTGTTCTCTAGCCAGTCTAGTCTTCCGGTTATGATGTCGGTAACATAATGGTTGTAGGTTACTTTCGTCTAAGCGACGCGACCAATCGTCTTTGATTTCAATAACGTGATCAACCACATCAGCTTTACGGATCACCCCATCTTGGTAGCACTGTACACATACCGGATTGCTTTCAAGGAACCGCCGTGACAACTTGCGCCACGCTAACGACTTGTAGAATTGTTGATACTTACTCTCGTCAGAATCGTACATGCGTTTGTGATACCGCCACTTGTTAGTCGCCTTGTGGTGCTTCTCACAGTAGCGTGTGTCATAGGCAACCAACGTCCGACAACCCGGGTGCTCGCATTGCTTCATTGGCTTAGCCATGACCGTTGACCTTGGTTAGTGTGACCACGTCATAAGCATTCATCTCGCTATCAGAACTGACACCAGCAACGCGATACGTAACCCCATCTAGTATTGCTTCCAAGGTCGTCGTGATCCGATCGTCATGGCGCACCGCAATTAACTGGTTGGTTGTCGCAGTCGTACCAGTAAGGCTAATCGTGTTACTGATGGTCAACGTGTACTCACCACACCAGACAGTGAACAGTGGCACGAATTGTTGCTTGGTCGTTCCGTTTATTAAATTTTCAACTGACTTAACGGTGCCAAACTGTACCCGCTTATTTAGGCGGCTTAGATTATAGTTCTTCATTAGTTAACCTCACTTGTAAATAATCATGGCGCAATATTCTGCAGAAGAAGAATCTAGGTCTGCTCCAAACGCGTTACTTGAAAACTTAATGTCAATGACATTGTCACTATCAATCCGGTTGGCTAATTCTCTGTTAATTGCTCGGTCTAAATCTTGCACAGACATTTTCATAATCGTTTTTGTTTTAATCATTATAGTGATCCTTTCTATCATGTTAATCATCTAATTGTTCTAACATCTTGTACGCATTTTTGCGTTGTTCTTCATCGCTTAAAGGATTATTCAAAACTTGGCTTGAAACGTTTCGGATAACGTAGGCGTCAGCTAACCAACCTTGACTTGATTTCATAAAGTGATCGTCACTAAATTGTGCATAAATGGGGCACATGAGTTTTAAGTCTCTTACAGTTTCTGGCTCATATTCTCCATCTTCATTTGGGGTCAAACTACCAACCAATCCCTTATCTTTTGCTTTTTGAGTTGGATCACCATTTTTATCTAAAGCACCTTCTTTAATCAAGGCTCTATAAATACACGATTTCAATTCATTAACTCTATTTGAGACAACTGGTCCATATTGTTTAACGTAAATGTCAAAAGCTTGCTCAACTAAACTTGGATAAATTACTTTCATTTTTCCTTTCCCTCCTGTACTGGAAATGTTTGTTTTAACGTGGCACACGTGGAACACGTGGACAATCGTTGATATATCAACACTTTAAAGGCCCCCTAACGTGGAACATTACCCGGAACACGTGGCACACTTGGTGTTTTCGATCATTGTACGCGGACATATCCGTGCGGTTGCTTGCCATTAATTCTAATTCTTTTAGCTTCCCATCCATCCATATTGTCCATTAACAACTTGATTCGCTTAGCTTCCGAGTTTGTTCGCCCGGTTAAAAAACGATCGACTGTTTTATGGAAGACAACTTCCATGATTTCCAGAGTTGTTGTTTGGTTGAGTAGTTTCCGTTCATTACTAACTTGATCTTTTAGCCATTTAGATTGATGGCCGTAGTCACTGACATAGCTTTGTTTTAAGCCGGTACTCATGTTTTCCCAATCTGTGGGAACTTCCATTGCTAAAAACGCTTCGATGGCATCGCGCATAGGTTCAACAGTTTCCGCAGCCATCTGATACGCCTTAGCCTCTTTCATGGTGGCCTGATCCAGATATAGCGGTTCGCCATTCCTAAACCAGTATGCGGCCTCCGCCAATACTTGAAGCATGTAATTCTTGTCCGGGTGCCATACATCTAATTTGGCCTTGTTGACCCCACATTTAATTGGATAGAAGCGCCGTTCACCGGTCGCGTCCTTTAAATAGTCAGTTTGGTTAGTTGTGCCAATAAATACGCATTTACGTGGGTGCGGTAACGCATAGCGGCCATAACTATTCCGATATGTGTCGGATTGTGCACTAATAAAATTTTTAATTCCCTCAATGTCCGTCTTCTTCATGGCGGAAAGCTCGGCAACTTCAATAATCCAACTACCTTGCAACTGTTGATAATCGTCTTTCTGCTTACCCATTCCTTTCAACGAATCATTGAATTTATCCGGGTATAGATTCTTACCAGCCGTACTCTTGCCAAGTCCTTGGCTTCCCTCTAAGATAGGGACAATTTCAAACTTAACGCCGGGTTCATAGGCCCGGGCAATAAGACCAGTTAGCCATTTCTTAGTGATGGTGCGGGTGTAATGATTATCTTCGGCACCTAAGTAATCAATGAAATAACGTTCAGCACGTGGCTGGCCGTCCCATTCTACCGCTTCAATACGAGCCTTAACCGGATTGATTGTCTTGCGGCGTGCCTCTGTAACTACCGCGTCGGTAATGTTTTCCTTGCTGAATAACAAGTTGTAATGATCTTCAATATAGCTTCTCAATAGCGTGTCATCACCATCATTCCAAAAACCTTTTTTGAACAGTGAATTTTCTGCTTGTGGTGTTTTAACGATTTGTTCCGAGAACTCGTCAAATGCAACTAGCCCTTTCAACATTTCGTCATGTTCCATAATTAAGCGGATATTGTAAAGAGACTGTGTTTTGATTCCATCGTCCGAATTCTTTTTGAAATCGTTCTGCCAATCAGCGGCACGTTGCATTTTGATAACATTGCTGGCCGCTTCTCGGGTCTCTGCTGGTAAATCCATTGCTTTACCCATTAATGACCCCCCTTACTCTCTCGTTTTAAAATAGATTGAAAAATCACATTAACTTCCTTGCTTGGTAGTGCCGGATCAACGAATGAATCATTGATCACCGACAGCAAGTTATAGACCGTCTTAGGATCAGCACCGACGCCAAACATACGACCGGCAATTTTAGTTAACCAAGCATTGCGATTGCCTTGGGTTGTTCCGGTTACCATTTCATCTAACAAGCGACCGGTATACTTCTTTTGGCGTGTGGTATAGGCGCGTTCTGACGCCCAGTTCACTTTTTGACCCGCCAACTTATCGACTAACCATTGAGGAGCTGGCTTAATATCAGCTAACGTTCGGCCATCTAAGGGCTCGTATGGCTTGCCGTTAATCTCACTTGGTGCGATCACCGTGAAGTCACTTAACAAGTCAATCCCGGGCCAAACGTCAATTTTGCGAACCTTAGCACCCGTGTATTTCAAAAAGTAATGTACGCCGCCATTAGCCGTCCGTTCAATGTAGGTATCATTCGGCAACGTCTGTCCTTGCTTAAATAGTTGTGCCAAGCTAGTCCGGCCATTTTTAGTTGGATCGTGCATATCAATGTCAACAACTAATAAATCCGATAAATCTAGGCGCAAGCCTAAGTTGTAAGTCGGGTGCTTTTTGAACCATGCAAAGATGGTATTCTGGTCACTAGTTGCGGCTCGGTAGCCCGCCACCCCTTTAGGCGGCTTCTTCGTGTTCTCAATCAGTGGGTAAACTGCATAGCCTTGCTGGGCCAGCTCAATGGCTTTATCAAGTGTTGCGAACTCTTTCATGTTCATCACCGCCTAATCTTCGGGACAAATGTTATTGCTAACTGCCATAATCGAATCAGCAACTTTTTGCATGTTTTCAACAACGTTTCCAGCGCGGTGGTCTGAGAAAAAGAATGCTCCTGCCCATGTGTCCCCACTATTAACTGACGCAGATACCATATCTAAGTAATCAATTGCCATTTGCAGATTGTCACGTGCCGCTGATAAATTCTTTGCTTGTTCCACTAATTCTTTATTTGTCATTTTCCATTCTCCTTATTCGTGTTAAAATAAGGGAAAGCATATTTTGGATTATTTCTTCGACCTACTACTCGCCAAAGTTAAGTAGGTCTTTTTTGTATGCTTTCCCATGCGACTGACCTCACATTCCAAAATATCGACGCGGGTTCTTGATTAACTTAACCACCACGTTGCCGACAAACGACACAATCATAAATTTGATTACCCATAAGATTGTTGTTGCTATCATGAAGTCACCTCCTTAAAATTATTCTGCCCCCGCACGGTGCAATTAAATTGTTTTTGAGGCTAAATACTTATCTAGCTCTTTGCGTTCAATGCGTTTTAGTCTACCAATGCTAGTTACCTTTAAACCGTCATTAATCATCTTATAGACTGTATTCACACTACCAATGTGAAGCTCTTCCATCACTTGCTGATAAGTAAGCCAATTTGTGTCTGTGCTATTCATATAAATTCACCCCCTCTCAATTACATTTAAACAGTAACATAAATTACTGCATGGTTCAAGAATAAATAACTGCTAACGACTATTTTTTTTATCCTTTGTAGTTAAGTCCGAATTGTTGTATATTCTAAATATAAGGAAGTGATTGTTTTGATTAAAATAGACTTGAAAAAGCTGGCAAAATCGAAAGGTTTTACTCTGACAGACATTTCAAAGGCTACTGGTATTTCAATGAACACACTATCAGTATTAGGCAGAAACGTGTCAACAGGTATCCAATTCGATACCCTTGATAAAATATGTCGCTTTTTAACCTGTACACCGAATGATATAATTAAAGTTTTACCTGATGATTATATAGTTCAAGTGCCCGCCCAAAAAAGCGAAGACGACGCAATATACGCCATAGGGGTAAAAGAAACAGTCATACACAAATCAATTGTCGAAAATTCTATGTATGATGCTGATGCCGAAGAAAACATTTTTTATGTAAAATTAATTTCATACACTGATAATGAAGCAATCTTTTTTGTTGGTTTGCCAGTTGGTAGTGGTTTTTTTAATACACCAACCGAGTCGGAAGAGAAAACCACGAAATGGCTAGTGTCACTCAACGAAAGAAATCGAGCTTCCATTAGTAAACAAGCTACTGGGATATATTTAGAAAATTATTGGAATAAAAAAATAGCTCTTCCCCAAAAAGTCTCTATTGTATTTAATGTCCCCAATCAAGGAAGCGTATATAGCTTTACATTGCACGAAAAAGATAATCATGTTTTATTGGAAGATCATTGATAACTATGTTTGAGTATTAATATGATTTTTCTCTACATAACACTGCCCCCGCACGGTACGTTATGGAGGAAATTATAAATGGCAACAATCAAGAAGTATCAGGACAAGGACGGGAATACCCGTTATCAGTTTCAAGTTTATTTAGGCGTTGATCCACTAACGGGGAAAAAGAAAAATACCCGACGCCGTGGATTCAAGACAAAAAAAGAAGCCCAGATTGTATTATCAAGACTTGAACTTGATATTTACAATCATGGGCTACCAACTAAAAACGATAATACAATTTTTAAAGATATTTACCAGCTGTGGTTCACACAATATAAACAAACGGTTAAGGAAAGCACTTGGGTAACGACTCAGCGGCTGTTCCGGCTTCATATTTTACCAATATTTAGTGATTACAGGATTGCTAAAATATCCATTAAGGATTGCCAAAAAGCCATTAATCAGTGGTTTAATGCTGGCTTGGCCAAGTATCATACTCTAATGAATTACGTTGCCAAGGTGCTTGATTATGCCATCAACATTGACTTGATCAGTGAGAATCCAGCCAAGCGCGTTATTGTGCCAGTAAATAAAAATGATCGTTCACGCAAAAATTTAGAAAATTACTTTGATAAGGCTGAATTACAACACTTCTTTGAGTGTCTGAATGATGATGACAATACACCGCAAGCCAGTGTATTCTTTCGTTTAGCGGCCTTTACTGGTATGAGAAAATCTGAAATGCTTTGCTTAGAATGGTCTGACATTGATTTTAGCAATCACACTATACGGGTTAATAAAACACAATCCCGCGGTGATGGTGCCCGTCTGCTAGTACAAGCGCCTAAGACAGCGCGCAGCAATCGGACAGTGTATTTAGATCCCACTACGATCAAAATATTGCAACACTGGCAAGTTGATCAAAAAGAATGGCTACTACGTTTCGGATTCAACATTAATCAGGGTAACCACTATGTGTTTGCCAATGAAAATAACGAAATGTTTCAACCATCTAAGCCACGTAAATGGCTTGAACATACTCTAACTAAATATGACTTGAAGCATGTCACGGTTCACGCATTCCGCCACACTTATGCGACACTTGCATTTGAAGCCCATGCTTCCATCAAGTCAGTACAAGACCAGTTAGGACATTCAAGCTATCGCACGACTTTAGATATTTACACAGCAGTTACTGCCAAGCAAAAAAACGAAGCCACTGAAAAACTGGCTAATTACCTTAATTTTTAATATTTAGACTGCTGAATTTGACGCATTTTGCCAAGTGTGCCACGTGTTCCGGGTAATGTTCCACGTTAGGGGGCCTTTAAAGTGTTGATATATCAACGATTGTCCACGTGTTCCACGTGTGCCACGTTAAAACAAACATTTCCAGTACAGGAGGAAACAGGGTTAATTTAATGGTAGTCAGCCAAAAGGACAGCCAACTCAATTTCTTAATGGCCTGAACGCCTCATAATAGCTGGTATACAAGCATTTTGGGTGATATGGGGGTCGTTCCCAGTATACCCAATCAGATTTATCGGTGAACCACTAATGCAAGTTTAGACTTACATTAGTGGTTTTTTTGTTAATTATCACACCTTTACTAGTGTGATTTTATCTTTTTCGGTCAAAACGGTTTACGGACTTGATTCGGGGTTTATAATAGACTATGTAGACTGTCTGTGAAGCCTTGTAAAATCGTCACTATTTTAAATTCAACCCAAAGGAGATAATGTTGTTGGTATACAAAGATGTTTTTGGTATCGATCACAATGATTGTCACATTGTTCAGACGCGACACGAGTTCAACCGGATCTTCATTATTGAAAATGAAGTTGGCTCCCGCTTTACTTGCATCAAGGATGATGCCCCACTTGAAAAGAAAATGTCCGGGCACTGGAAATATGCAAAAGCTAGCGACGCCCCTAAGAACTATGCCGTTCCTTATAAGGCCCAGAAAAACTAAACAACCGTTGAAAAGAGGATTACGATGCGGCGCTATCAACCGTTAACCAAATCAAATGGCCGGGTCCCCCACTCGCTCAATCATAACACCAACCCCTACTATGGTCAGCATGGCGCTGACTGGGTCAAAGACACGAATGCTTCGCTATTCAATGCCCAACACGAGCACCTCCAGTCCAGGAGCCATGTTGAGCGGCGGGTTCGGCACAGCGTTCGCCAAGTGCTATGGGTGGTCGTGGCGATCATTGCCATGTTACTTGGTGGTTTTATCTTGTTCTCGTTAGCGATCAATATTTAACAACAAAAAGAGTCATCCAGTTTATCACTAAACTGAATGACTCTTTTTTACTAGCCTTTAATTTCCTTGGTATCCACTAAAACTTTGCTGACCATTCGAAGCTCGTCAGTCAATTCAGAGGTCCGAATTCGGCCAAATTCGTCGAGGAACTTGCCAAGGCGTTCTTCGTTAACTTTTTCAATGACCCGTGCCAACTTCTCACCCTTGGCGGTCAACGTTAAATAACGGTACCGGCGATCATAAGGATCGATGTTTAACACGATCAAGTCATTGTTGATCAAGTAAGTTAGCTTCCTTGAAATCGCTGAAGAAGAGACGTGGCGGTCAGCGGCTAGCTCTTTCACCGTGATTCGGTGATCAGTGCTATGGTCAAGATAGTAGAGAATCAGGAACTGTTCGAATGACACATCCGCATCAGTCACCATCGTTTGAATGATCTCACGAAGATGGCTTTCAAGCCATGACATGCCCACTAAGACTTTCTCGAACAACTCATCATCGTCGTACTTGGCCTTCTTAGTATTAGTCTTCATCATTATTTAAAACCCCATTCATGCGTCACGTTCAAGGCATCATCAACAACCCCGTGATTACGCACGGACTTCTGCAACTGGCATAACGGTGATTTCGAGATCACGTGTCATTTGTTTCTCAATCGCAGTCTGAACATCATGATCCGTTACAACTAAGCTCGACAACTTACTCTTTCCGTTGATAATATCTTGGACGTGTTGATTATCCAATCATCGCCAGATGGCACCGTTCTTACGGTACTTCAACGTCATAATTGGGTTACCGCCATCGTCAGCGATCGAGACGATCTGCTTGTCCGCATTGCGTTTATATTGCCATGCTGGATTATCAGGTAATTCTGGCTTGGTCTTCGCAACGGCACCCGGTACCTTAGCCTGAATCGTATAGTACATGTTGTACAAACCAGTCCGCTTATCAACTAAACCAGCTGATTGGTAACTGTTCCAAATTTCAGGCAAACTGTCGTTGTAGTTAACGGTAATGACGTTCGCCTTATCCTTAACTTCACTCTTCAATAAGCCCATGATCATTTCCATCGAAGCCTTTTCATCACCAGACAATGATTGAATCAAGTCGGTACTGAATAAAAAGTACTTCGCAGACTGGTCAAATTCGACGGGTGAGACTAAGTGGGTCGTCCCGTAATCCGATTTTAACTTGGCATCAATACTTTCAACCTTTTGTTGGAGCCCCTTAACGATCGTGGCATTTTGATCATAGTCATGCTGTAACCGATTAATCTTCTGGTTGATCAAGTTGAGTGAGCGTTCTTGTTCGTCCTGAGCACTCTTCTTCTTGCGATCATAAGCAACTAACGCATCTTGAGCGGTATGTAAGTCTTTTTCCGCACTCGTAATCGCGTGTTCCTTCCGCGAACGTTCACGGGTTTCAGTCTGTTCACGTTTCTGGAGTTTCACGAGTTCACTGTTGATTGCGTCACTCTTTTGATACAAGTCCTGAGCTTGTTTCTCCTGCTGCTTCATCAACACGAATAATTTCTTAAGATCTTGTTCGCCCTGAATTGCCTTACGCATATTAGCTTCATTTTGCTTCAAATCAGCTAATGATTGTTCGGACTGCGTAATCTTCTTTTCTAATGATTTGATGGTTTGATCGCTCTTAGCAAGAGCTTTCTTGGCATCGTCGTAACGTTTTTGAGCGGAATTAATGGTTTTGACCATTCCTTGCCGTTCGCCATCGTTGGTGTTAACGACTTTATCCTGCTTAGATAAAGTGACTTTAGCATCCTTTAACTGCTGTTCCAAACTTAATTGTTCAGCGACTAAAGTCTCATACTGTTGCTTTTCGTGCTTACGATCCTGAACTAATTGGACCTTAAGCTCCCCACGTAAAGTTTGGTATTGCTTGTTTAAGTCAGCCATTTCACGTTCGATCGCCGCACTGTTCTTGGCTGCCGTTTGGGTAGCACGCCGTTGGTTGACCCGGTTTTGGCCCTTAACTGGAGCACTAGTCGAAGCCGTTACGCTACTACTAGTTGGCCGGACACCAGCAGATGACCGCACATTGGGGGTCGTACTACTTTGAGTCGCCTTTGGTTTTGGCTTTTGAGCAGCAACGGTTGAAGTCGCCGTTGCACGCTCAGAATGATTACGGTAATCCTCATTCTTATCTCTGCGCTTTTTATTGAACATCTTCATAATGCAACTCCTCCATAAACTTGATTGTTTGCTCAAAGAGTAGAAGGGTCATCGCTGATCCTTCTATCCGTTCAGCAAATAATCAAGCTATTCTAATTATTATGCTTCATGCTTCCGACGAGAAACGCCAAAGTATAGCGCTGAACCCATCAATAAGGTTGAAAGACCCAAGACAGCCAAAGCAGTCCCGTTTTCGTCTTCATCCGTTTGTGGTAACGTCTTTGCGTCTGAAGTCGTTGTCTTAGTTGTGACTACTGGCTTCAATGAGGCTGATGCAGGAACAACCCCGCTAGTCCCATTGTTAGTAGCAGCTGTCGTCGTTGGCGTTACTTCATCATCAGAAACCGTGGTTGCTGGTGCCGTTGAAGTAGTCGTCGTTGATGAACCGCCGTTGTTTGACGAGCCATTACCATTATCAACAGTATCGTCACTTGGCGTCGTAACAGGAGCAGTGGTAGTTGTACCAGTACCGCCACCGTTGATGTTGTCACCTGTACCAGGTGCAGTCGTAGGTGCAGTTGTGATCGTACCACCACCGTTGTTACCATTGTCGCCAGTACCAGGTGCAGTGGTAGGTGCAGTCGTTGAGCCGCCATTATCAGTCTTAGCATAAGTTAAGGTGATCGTCGCGTCATCAGCAACCGTACCACTCAAATCACCATCAGCTGACTTGTAAGTGTAACCATCGATTGAAGGAGTTGCGACCGTGTAAGTGTCCCCAACCTTGTAAGTTGTGGTCGTCGCACTCTTGATGGTGTTCCCGTCTGCGTCAACATAGTTAACTGTGATCGTCTTAGTCTGTTCAGTTGGTGTAGTGCCACCGTTCTTCGTGTAAACAAGGGTAACCGTGTTACCGTTGTATGCAATCGTCCCGGCAATGGCATCACCAGTAGCATGGTCATAAGTGTAACCAGCAATTTCTGGTTGACCAACCGTGTAAGCTTGACCAACGATATATTCAGTTACGCTGGATGCTTTGATGGTGTTACCATCAGCGTCAACATAATTGATCGTCAAGTTAGCTTTATTTTCAACTGGTGTCGTTGAATTCTTGGTGTAAGTTAAGGTAATCGTCTTATTACCATCAACCGTACCAGTCAAGGCAGCATCAGCTGACTTGTAAGTGTAGCCATCGATCGTTGGCGTTTCAACCGTATAAGTTGAGCCGTTATCCAAAGTTTGGGTCGTAGCAGCCTTGATCGTGTTACCATCAGCATCAACGTAGTTTACCGTAACCGTTGATTGTTCAACTGGGGTGGCATTCTTGGTGTAAGTTAAGGTAATTGTCTTATTGCCATCAACCGTACCAGTCAAGGCAGCATCAGCTGACTTGTAAGTGTAGCCATCGATCGTTGGCGTTTCAACCGTATAAGTTGAGCCGTTATCCAAAGTTTGGGTCGTAGCAGCCTTGATCGTGTTACCATCAGCATCAACGTAGTTTACCGTAACCGTTGATTGTTCAACTGGGGCCGCATTCTTGGTGTAAGTTAAGGTAATCGTCTTATTACCATCAACCGTACCAGTCAAAGCAGCATCAGCTGACTTGTAAGTGTAACCATCGATCGTTGGCGTTTCAACCGTATAAGTTGAGCCGTTATCCAAGGTTTGGGTCGTAGCAGCCTTGATCGTGTTACCAGATTCATCAACGTAGTTTACGGTAACATCGGATTGTTCAACAACTGGTGCATAAATGAACGTTACTGTATTAGCACCAGCAACAAGCGTACCAGCAGCAACATTGCCGGATTGAACATCGCCGTCACCAATCTTGTAGCCAACGTAGGTATAGCCATCAAGACTTGGAGCCGTCAACTTGTAAGTACCGCCAGCACGAGTAAAGGTTTTGTCAGTACCTTGAGTATATTGGTTAGACTTAGCTAATGTTGTCCCATCAGCAGTCTGATAGTTAGCAACAATACCAGTATTTTCGGCGTAGACCAATACAATTTCATTTTTAGTAGCAACCGAATCGACTGTACCAGTTAAGCCATTGTCACCGGGTTTAACGTTATCGCTTGCGCCATAAAGGGCATAGCCATCAATCGTTGCAGGGCTAATTGTAAAGGTAGTTCCAACCTTTCCGCTCTTAGTTACACCGCCGGCAATCTGAGTATACTTAGGGGTACCATCAGCATTAACGCCGGTGATTACAACGTATGCCACCGAAACATCCTGTGCATCTTCAGCTGGTGTGGTAGTCGTTACATCAGTAGTTGTCTGCGCAGTGTAATCCCATCCATTCTGATACAGGTCTGTATTTCCAGCCGCTTCAATATGAGCTTTGTCATCAGCATTTGGAATGTCGTTGATGGATAAATAATCACTATTTGAATTAGTGTCATTAGTAGCTGTATATTCGTAGTTAAACGTTAGCGTGGTCGCGTTGATCACGTCCTTAACCGGAACTACGATAGTGCTACCAGTACCAACAGTCACTGGGGTGTTCTCATCGATTTGATATGAAACAGCCTTCCAAGTTCCGTTAGCCGTTTCAGAACTACCTGCAGGAGCAATTGAGAATTGGCCGTTTGTTCGACCCGTATTCCAGTCAATTTTTGGGTTCTTGGTAAGCACGACCTGCATGTCGTATTTTTGTCCCTTGACGGTCTTGGCAACCGTTGTGCCGTCGACTTTCACGTTGTTGGCGTTAATATCATGGCTGGCAGCTAATGACCCATTACCAGTAGCAACTGTTGAAGTTGCTTCAGAAGTCGAACCACTAGCAGCTTCAGAAGTTGTTAATGTTGCTTCACTAGTAACCTTCGGCGTTGCGCTAGAGGTCGGTGCAGTAACTGTTGGTGTTTCCTGTTGAACAGTCGCGGTTGTATCAACACCTGCAGCTCGTGACTGAACCTTAGCAGAAGTTGCAACAGCAGTTTGCGTTGTATTATTTTGACTAGCAACAGGACTTGCAGTACTTGTTGAAGTAGCACTCTGTGTTGCAGCAGAAGCTGTAGAAGTTGATTGACTAGTCGAAGATGCAGAACTGGCATCCGAAGTAGCCAATTGACTAGTTGCTGATGAACTGGCACCACTAGTAACCTGTTCCGTTTTAGTTGCATTTGCTGGTGTTGTATCAGCAGATGCATTGACATTGGCAAATACTAAGCCGGCAGCTAAGGCTAATGTGGTCGCGCCAGCGTAAACCCAGCGCTTGCCATCCTTATACATCTTTACCCGATAAATTGAATCACCGGTCACTTTTTGATTATCTTTTGACATATGGATTCCTCCCCAAGCACTCACGATTTTTGGCCTTATGTAAAATGATGGGCGACAAATCGCTTGCCAGCCCATCATCTTAGTCACGCGTCTATCGTGTTGTGCTTATTACACCATAACGGTTTTGTTGGCATTTCAGTTTTAAATGACGTATTAGCCTTTAATGGCTTTGATTACGTTCAAGATAAAACTGTGTAAACCACCAAAGATGTCATTTGAAACACTTGATGAATACGATGATGTGTGTGTTCCTGGTAAAACATGAAAATCATTGAAGAAGCTCATGATCTATTCCCCTTTTAATTGGCTAGTTAATTAGCCTTTAATAGCTGCAATTACGTTCAAAACGAATTGGTAGAAAGTACCTAATGGTTGGTTACTTACATAACTCGTGTGGGTTGCAGTATGTGTACCTGGTAAGAAATGCAAATCAGAAAAGAAACTCATAATATATATCCTCCTCTATTATCTAAATAATATCAAGACATTAATTAATGAATTAATTAACCTATTATGTTTAATAAATTAACCCTTGATTGCTTTGATCAAGTTTAAGATAAAGCTGTGGAAGCCGCCAAAGATGTCATTTGAAACACTTGATGAATATGATGAAGTGTGTGTACCTGGTAATACGTGAAAATCGTTAAAGAAACTCATTGTAAAATCCTCCTAATTGATTAACTGTAATTATTTGCTGAACAAGCTCTTGATTGCTGGAATCAAGTTTAAGATAAAGCTGTGGAAACCACCAAAGATGTCGTTTGAAACACTTGATGAATATGATGATGTGTGCGTACCTGGTAATACGTGGAAATCGTTAAAGAAACTCATTGTAAAATCCTCCTAATTGATTAACTATA